ATGGTTGACAATGTTTTTAAGAAGAAATTGGCATCAATTAAGAACGAACATGTGTCGGTGTTAGATAGTTACAAAGTAAGATCATTTAAAGAGACTCATAGCGACACGGCCTGTATTGTGCGTATTATTGAAATATATTCACTGAATAAGCTGCGAGCTAAAGGTGAAAAGCTGTATTCACTTACGGGGTTAACAGTACCTGATACGGAAACTGTGGCGAATGAGATCAACCTGCTCCTGAGCCGTTATGCCCAGTTGTGTCGTCAGGAAGAGGAAGAGTTATCTTTCCGGCAGCGTGAAGTGACAAATGCGGAAGTTGCATGGAAAAGCACATTCTCAAAAAACGGCGTCAGTAGCATTGCTGAAGCCAAAACGAATAAAATGGGGCATGCTGAACGAGCGGATGCTGAACGGTATTACCATCTGGCTGTTTCCCGGTTGAATGAACAACATAGTCGATTGAGCACGATCAAGCTTTTGCCGGGAGTACTGGCCGATGAAGGAAACTACATTGGGAAGGGAATCGATAAGCGTTTACTGAATATATTTCCTCAATCCGGCCAGATCCCTGCTGATTTTATTTCTGTATTTAATGACAGTGACGTTGTCCGTGATATTAAATTTATTACTGATGCACTCAAGTCTTTATCTGATTCCGTGAGTGAAATTATTAGTCGTTGTAGCGTTCCAACTGATCGTTATGTATTAAATAACGGTGGAATGGCAAGAGCTATGGCTTACAGGGAGTACTATCGAGCAGATAATTATGTATTACGTTCAGTCGTAAGTGACCGGGATTATGTTGAGCATGTAATGAAATACAATCTGGTTACTGAGTACAAAAATAAAATCTTTTCTTAAATACTTAAAAAGGTGAAAAACTATGTATGCCTTCAAAACTGAAAGGCCGGACGCAGCACGTCGTTATCATAATAAATTCGTCACTGGCACTAACTATCAGGAAGAATCAAACAGACGCTTTGCATTAAGCGAACCTACTGAAAATATACTGCGTACCTCAATTCTGGAATCCGGGTGGCTTATTAAAAATATTACCCTACGTGATGTTAACGCCGTGTCAGGTAATGCCGTCAATATTGGTGCCAGTGAACTGTATACCGGACGTGTGGATGGTGGCCGTTTCCACAAAAAAATGGCAATCAATGGTACGGAGTTCTTTCTGACAGAGACGGATACCTGCGCCCGGATCAGCTATTCCGATATGTCTCATATTTACCATACCGGCGTGCCGGATGAGTTTGAGAAAACGGTTGAGAGCTTTTTTGCCCAGGCATATGCGCTGGACATGCTGCGGGTCGGTTTCAACGGTGTGTCGATTGCAAATACTACAAACCCGGAAATCAATAAAAAAGGCGAGGATGTCAATATTGGCTGGCATGCACTGGCGAAAGCCTACGGGAACGGAAAGCAAATCATCTCTGAGCCTGTCACTCTGGGAGAGACTGGCACCTGGAAAAATATTGATGCTCTGGCCAACCATCTGATTACAGAGCTTATTGCTGAGCAGTTTCGTGAAGATCCTCGTCTGGTTGTACTGGTTGGGGCAGAGCTGGCAGCACATCAACGCCTGAAGTTATTTAATGCCGCAGACCGCCCGTCTGATGTGAATGCGGCACAGATGGCTACAAGTTCTGTTGCTGGCCGCTTTGCGTTTATTCCCCCGTTTATGCCGGGTAAGCGTCTGGCAGTAACGACGCTGGATAATCTGCATATTTACACTCAGGCGATAACACGCTGGTTTCGTGCTGAGTTTGATGATGAAAGCAGTGAATACGTGCATTCCTACCTGCGCAATGAAGGTTATGCACTCGGTGAACCTGAACTGTACGCGGCTGTTGATGAGTGCACCCTGACGTTTGCGGATTGACTTAGCGACAGAAAGACCCGCTCAGAGGCGGGTCTCGTTTACAGCATCAGGAAAAATGAAGAACTATTTTTAAGCAGAGGCTTAAGCATGCCAGCGTTAATTAATCCAGGCAATGATCAGTTTTCGGTTATAAATTTCTTGCCTCACCAGGAATGCGCGGGATATAGTTTAAAGGTTGCCGCAAAATCGGCAGCCGGGCGTAGGAACCCGTGTTATCTGAAGGCGATACTACACGCGCTAGGCGTGTTTTTTTGTGTCGCAGCTTTGACTCACCTAAAATTTATGGTGTGGTGGCTGATTGTATTTTTTTATTTTTTACGCCACATCATCAGAATTATGGTAGTCCAGGCGGGGCAGCTTTCGGGCTGGCCGGTATCCTTCAGAGCCGGTATTCCTACCCCCGTCTGGGCTACCACCCATGAGCGTAGGAACTCCGGTGGTAGCGTTACCCGCTATCTGAAGGAGGTTGCCATTATGGCTACAGTCCCTGCTTTATCTCACCCTGAATTTACCTTTGTCTTTCTGGCTGTCCGCCGTACAGACCGTGATGCCCGTCCACGCCCTGTGCGTGTAATCGCAGAATGCGAGCATGCTGCACGCCTTAAACTTGCCACTGAATTTATCCTGAGCTTTGCTGCCCGTATCCCTGTGAAAAGAGCCGGGGAGGTGGTTGCATGAAATCCATGAATTTTAAGCAAGGCTGCATATTGAGTGAACAGGGGGAGAGTCGTCTGTTACGGGCGGCACTGGCCAGTGAGTTTCTTGCAGAGGTCTTGTCCGTGCCCACAGTGAATGGAGCGAGAACTGTTTCAGCGGAAGGCGCTGCGGCTTTAGTGGCCTGTATTGCCGAACAACTGGATGGCGTTGTTAAGGAAACCAGCACAATTAAGGGAGTGATGCGCGATGAATAATAATCAAAATTTAAAGGCGCATGCTTTACGAACAGCAGTCTTACGCTACTACATTGCTGATGCATTCATTTCCTTAATGGTGCGTGTTCATAATGAACCTGTTTATATTGAAGATGGCGAACGAATAGAACTCTCCCACGAAAAAGTGGTGAGTAATATTATTTACCATATTGAAATGCCGTGGGTGAATGAGTTTGGGGCTGATGCTGGTTGCATACTGGCCGCAGAGAAACTGGAAAAAATGCTTAAACCAGGCTTTATGTCAGAAAATATTCGCCTGTCAGTTTTTGGTGTCACAGAGATGCGTGAGGTTTACCGGGATATTATTTTCGGAGCACCTGATGGCGAACTACCCGAAGGTTTTGAATTTGTGAAGCCGGAAGGTCAGGAGGTGCTGCTGTGAAAACACCGTCTGTATCCACGATTTCCGGAGCTGCAATTGGGCGCTGGCCTTATATCCTGTCAGCATTAGGTATTAAAGTACCGTCCGCAGGACATCATGGGGCTTGCCCTGCCTGTGGTGGAAAAGATCGTTTTCGACTGGACGATAAAGCGGGGCGAGGGACGTGGTTTTGTAATCAGTGCGGTCATGGCGATGGTCTTGATCTGGTTCGTCTGGTGACAGGAAGAAAGATAAAAGAAGTCGCCGGGATGGTATCTGAGGCGCTTGCATTACCAGAAATACAGGAGAAGCCCGCATTGCCAGCCAGGAAAAAGGCCGCAGGAAAAGAAGCGGGCGCGGAGCGATATACCAGACTCAGACAGCAGTCCTGCAATGGTGAGCCGGTCTATCTGACAAATAAGAGCTTACACGGGTATTCACTTCCCTTGCTGTCACAGCCTTTGAATCTGGCCGGAATAACATTTTCCACCGGTTCATTACTGCTGCCTTTGACGGATATTTCCGGGAATATTACTGGTGGCCAGCTTATCAATCCTGACGGGGATAAAAGTCTGCTGCCCGGTAGCCAGCTGTCTGGCGCATTCATTGCCCTGACCGATATACCCGCTGAAACACCTGAACAGGTGATTATCACTGAGGGTTTTGCCACGGCGCTTACCGTCAGTCTGCTGACTGAAGGATGGATCGTGGCGGCTGTCGCTGCCACCAATTTACTGAAGGTGACGGAGCAGATCCGAAAACGCTGGCCGGAAACCCGGATCATTCTGGCCGGAGATAATGATCTGGCTGACGGCAAAGAAAACACCGGGCGTATTCAGGCAGAGAAAGCCGCCAAAGCGGTGGATGGCTGGGTAACGCTCCCTCCGGTACGCCATAAGGCTGACTGGGATGATTATCGGCAGGAAGTGGGGAAAGAACGGGCGAGAGATGCCTTTCGTGAAGAAATGACGCTGCATGGCAAAGGGCAGACCCGTTTACCAGAAGGGTTCCGGCTGACAAAAGAATATTTGTGGTACGACAAGCTGGTTAATAAGTCTGATGGTGATACAGAGATACGTAATATCAAAATTTGCAGTCCGTTGCGGGTGACGGCAATCACCAGTGATGCTGATGGAAGTAATTACGGGCGTTTGCTGGAATGGGAAGATACCAACGGAAACAGCCGTAAATGGGCAATGCCGATGGAGATGCTGGGCGGTAGCGGGGAAGAACTGCGCCGCGTTCTGCTGGTTAACGGGCTTTCTTACATCAACATTAACGGCATGGCCAGAGCATTCCTGATGGAATATATCTCGCTGTGTAAACCGGACAGAAAAGTAACCTGTGTGAATAAAACTGGCTGGCACGGCGGGGTTTACGTTCTCCAGGATGAAGTGATAGGGCGCGAAGCCCAGTCAGTCATCTTACAAACATCGAGTGTGCAGGGGCGTGATTTTCGTGTCAGCGGCACATCAGAGGGCTGGCGTGAAAATATAGGCCGTTATTGCATAAAGAATGCCCGTCTTGCCTTTGCGGTGAGTCTGGCATTTGCTGCCCCCCTTCTGAAACTGGTTGGTATCGGCGGTGGAGGTTATCACCTCAAAGGGGAATCCACAGACGGTAAAACCACGACGATGAAAGTGGCTGCATCAGTATGTGGTGGAACAGATTTCTGGCATACGTGGCGGGCGACGGGGAATGCCTTAGAAGGAACGGCGAGCCGCCGCAATGATGCCACGCTGATGCTGGATGAAATCCGGGAGGTTGACGGCAGGGAGGCGGGAAATATCGCTTATATGCTGGCTAACGGGCAGGGCAAAGCCAGAGCCAGAACAGATGGTTCGGTAAGGGAAACCAACCGCTGGAATCTGTTGTTTCTGTCTACCGGGGAACTGTCACTGGTAGAGCATGCGGCAAGCGCCGGGGAACGTACGTATGCCGGGGTTGAGGTCAGAATGATCCAGATCCCAAGCGATTCGGGCAAGTATGGCGTGTTTGAAGAACTTCATGGCTTCAGTAGCGGGAAAACCCTGGCTGAGCATCTTGAGCAGCACGTAGCGCATTATCATGGTGCACCATTCCGCGACTGGCTGTATTGCCTGACCGCTGATCTGCCGGAACTGACCAGTCAGGCGAAAGCCTTATTGAAAGAGTATACCCGAAGGCTGACGCCGGAAAATGCCGGGAATCAGGTTGGCCGGGCTGTTACCCGTTTTGCTCTGGTTGCGATGGCCGGGGAGCTGGCCACAAAAGCGGGCATCACAGGATGGCCGGAGGGAGAGGCCTTTCGTGCCGCTCAAAGCTGTCTGGCTGCATGGATGGCTGACCGGGGCCATACAGCTAATCAGGAAGATAAAGCGGCACTTGAACAGGTTCGGGACTTCATGACGCGTAATCAGTTCAGTCGGTTTGCTGACTGGAATGACGACAGGAACCGGCCTGTTTCAATGATGGGATTCAGAAAAGTCGATAAAGGAGACAACGTGACAGAGCCGGTTGTGACGTTCTACGTTCTCCCGTCAGGCTGGAAGGAGATCTGTAAGGGATTTGACTCGCGTAAGGTGGCCAGGTTGTGTGTGGACGCGGGCTGGCTGAAACCCGGTGAAGATGGCCGGACGCAAAACAGCATTCGCCTGCCAGAAATAGGGCTTAAACGTGTGTACCAGTTCAATACACAGGTACTGGGAAGCGCTGAACCTGAGTGATTATCGCGTGAGTCTTATTTTTATGAGGTAACACTGGTAACAGAGGTAACACCCGTTACTGATGCGGTTCTTCAGTGTTACCAGTCAAAAATACTGACTGGTAACAGAGGTAACAAAAAATGGTGTGTTACCACGCGTTACCTCTTGATTTTGCTAACTGGTAACAGATTAAATCCTTTTAAATCAATAGCGTTACACGTGTTACCAGTGTTACACGTTCAGAACAAGAGGTAGGGATCCAAATCCCTTCTTCTGGCGGGCAACAGTATAGGGCACAGAACGATGAAGATGATGAGAATGTACTGCCCCACATGTCAGGCAGTAGCACGGATAGGTAAAACAAACAGGAAACACCCACAACTGTACGATGTGTACTGCTATTGCTCTAATGTGGAGTGCGGTCACTCGTTTGTGATGAATGTTGCTTTCTCCCATTCCGTTAGTCCAAGCGCGCTGAACGGGCAGGGAAGGGTTAAAGAGCTGATTGATGCAATTCCACCCGAGGAACGGGAAAAGGCTTTAAAGTTGCTGCTGGCTGCGCAAAAGAATGGGTAAAGTATGCGTCGGGAATGGCCGATCTGTTCCCGGAACCTGAACACAGGATTTCAGTTTATACGGTCATAAAATTATTATTTTTCAACTGGTTATCTTCTTCATGTTTCACAAACCTTCATAAAATCACACACCTAAAATTAATTATCCATTTAATATCATAGAGTTGCGTATTCAGGCCATAGATTCGACGGACAGTAAAACTGAAAAAAAATGAATTTCTTTTCATTCTTTTCAGTTCCTGTATCGCAGTACATCTCGAGGACTGGCACGGACTGGCGGTATCGTTTGTAAAAAATCCAGGCTGAAAATTTTTAGTGATATGAAAACCGCAGGCGGGTGCGGTGTAGTGCCGTTTTGGTCTGTCGAGCGTATATTTTCCTTTTTCACGATTGCTGCATATCAAAACGAATGTGCAGATATCAGGCCGTGTCAAACCGTGAATCGTGGAGCCTAAATGCCCAAACTACGTTTGTAGACCTAGCTAGGGGAAGGTTTCCACATATACTGCTACCTATCTTCCAGTCGCTGGTGAGGATCAAGGTAAGCTAACTGGTGAACAAGAAAAGTACTTTCGTATCTTGCGTACTCGTTTTTTTTGATTAGTATGTACAGGTAGTAACTGGATGGTGAGAATTCGTCATAACTTATCAAATTGCATGATGTTTATAGAGTATGAGTAATGAGTCATAATAAAAAGGAATATGCTAAATTTTTCCGTCGCCCCATTTTTTCATCCTTAGCAAAAGGTAAGGATATTTCGGATTTATTTGGGAGTTTTGATTCTTACTGCTATGAAACACTGTTTTCAAACAATGATAATAATGAACATGAGATTTCACTAAGGGATTTATTTACATCATTATATGATTTTTTGCGTCTGAATTATAGAAATGAATATGTTTATAAGACAGCACTTGTCAATAAAATAATATTCGGTAAGCACAGCCCAAAAACAAGTTCGTCGTCCATAGAGTTACCAATTAAAAACTCTATAGTGGATGTTGCGGTGTTTAATGGTACGTCTACAGCTTACGAGATTAAGACAGAGTATGATTCACCAAAAAGGTTGATTACTCAAGCCCCTGATTATTTGGATGTTTTTGATAAAGTGTATATAGTTACACATCCAGAGTATGCAAGTAAATATTGTGCTTTAAATCTCCCCAGAGTGGGAGTTATGGTTTTGAATAAAAAAGATCAATTGAGTGTCATTAAGGAGGCAGATTCAAATATTGATTATATTAAAAGTGACAGCTTGTTTTCAGTTCTTAGAAAGGAAGAGTTCTTAGCTATAATAGAAGATTACACTTCAACTAAAATAAATATGCCTAACGGATTGGTTTATGAATATTGTAAAGAGATATTCATGCAGATGCCATTAAACATAGCAAATAAATACTTTATCTCTGCTATGAAAAAAAGATGTAACGATAAAGTTTTTTTGGATTATATTTATTCTCTTCCAGCATGTTTACGTGTTTTAGGTTATGCAACACCATTATCAAGAAAGCAAAAAGAATTCATCATGAATTTGATGGATGTAAAAATTAAAATTTGTTGATATCCTCAGGAGTTGTAAGTTATGTATAGCCCATATTTGTATGCGAGAAGTACAGAGTTATTATGCCTTAGGGACCTCGTTGCGAAGGGAGTTAGCCTAAATGGTCTGCTACCAATTTTAGAACCAATTAACGTCAATACGAGAAATTTATTAACATGTTTAAATGTTTGGAATTCTGACATAATTGTTATCCTTAATCCTTATCAGGAAGATTTTTCTTCACACAATAACGTCTTAACTTTAAATCAAAATTTATCAAGTGTATTAACAAATAAAAATAATATCATCTCTGGATATCTTATTCAGCCCAATACAACGATTAATGATATTAATAATTGGTTGAATGCTAACTTAAATAGACGAGTTGCACTTCTATATGATAATCCATCATTATCCAACTCTGATATTCAGTTGTTGGCGACAAATCAATTGATTAGTTATCATGTTGTTTTAAATAATAAAATGCTTCCTAATCAGTGCGCTCTTCTTCCTTTGTCGAAGTTAATTATTATTAGCGATAACTTTAGAAAGTTAGCAAAAAATGCTGATTATAATGGGCCGGAACTTTTCACGCACGCACATCAATTCGTGGGACAAAATTACTTAGGATTTGGCGATTATACAATTACTGGCCAGGTACTAGATCTTGGAGGTGGTCAACCTTCTGCTGTTGCCGCACATTTGGTGTTCAAGAATTTACAAGCGAATACAGTTTGGATTCGTCATTTTGTATCAAGCAACACGCAACGAGGAAGTTCAAATGTTACTGCAAAATTTTTAGATGTTTCAGATCAAATTACAAATCTTGTTCCCCAACATCCAACCCAGTTTGGCAGCAACATTGGTCTTAACTATTATTATTACAATAGTCAACCAACTGTAAGGCATTTCCCTGGGTTGCCAAAAAACAAACAGTATCAAATTACTCACCATATTTGTTTCATGCTGGATTTAATAGCAGGTCGTATTTAATAAGCTAGCGTACCATTCCATCATTACTTGTCGATCTTTAATATATTGCGCATGATTGTAAGTACCTCGAATAGAGTTCTTATCAACATGCGCAAGCTGCATTTCAATCCAGGCACTTTCAAACCCATGCTCATGCAAGATGGTGCTCATGGTATGCCTGAAACCGTGACCCGTTAACCGACCGTGATAACCCAGTAGTTTTATCACTTTGTTGATGCTGGCTTCGCTCATTGGTTTACTGACGTCATTCCGGCCAGGGAAAACGAGGCTGTAATTCCCTGTTATTTCTTGCAGCTTTTTCAGGATATTGATCGCCTGAGTTGATAACGGAACCAGATGGGGGCGGCGTTTCTTCATCCGTTCTTTGGGGATCTCCCATAAGGCATTATCTAAATCAAACTCAGCCCATTCCGCTGCACGTAGTTCAATTGTTCGCACGCCTGTTAGCATCAACAGCTGCGTGGCGTATTTGGTAACTAAACTGCCCTGATAGTTATCCAGAGCATTAACGAACTCGGGCAACTCGCTTTCAGTCAGGAACGGGAAGTGTTGGGTTTTAGGTTTGTTGAGTGCGATAGCTAAATCGGGTGCAAAATTATACTTTGCTCTACCAGTGGCAACAGCATAACGAAGCACTTCACCACAGCGGCGGCGGATCTTACTGGTTTGCTCTAGCGCACCTCTTTTCTCTATTTTTTGCAGGACGGTTAGCAGTTCTAATGGTTCAATCTGCTCAATTGGGCGCTGGCCGATAAAAGGAAAAATATCCTTTTCCATACAATTGAGAACCTCTTTTGCATAACCCTCTGACCAGGTGGCTTTTTTCGATGAGTGCCATTCTCTGGCCACAGACTCAAAGCTGTTCTCATGCGCGAACTGCAAAGCAATCTTATCTGCTTTTCTGGCTTCACTTGGGTTTATCCCGTTGGCTAACATCGAACGCGCTTCATCACGTTTGGTACGTGCCTGTGCCAACGACACATCGCCATATACGCCAAAGGAAATCATCTTAGGCTTACCTGCAAAGCGATAGCGAAAACGCCAGCCTTTACTGCCCGCTGTGTCGATCAGGAGTGATAGCCCCATACCATCGTTAAGCGTATAGGGTTTGTCCTTCGGTTTTGCTCTTTTTATTTGGATGTCAGATAGCAGCATGTGTATAGAAAAAAGATCGAACTCAGTTATACACAATGTTATACGCAAAGATGTATAGATTCCATTAGAAATAATGGTACTTTGCTGGACGAGTATAAGGAGATGATATCAGTTAAAACAGTGAGTTATGGAATTAATTGAACTTAGTGAGAAGTGTTCATGGTGTCCCCTGCAGACATCTACTTGAGGCGGCAGGGGATTGATTGGAATGGTGTTTTTTAGATGTGAAAAATATTTTACCCGCTATTTTACCCATTGGCGCGGCTTAAGAGCTTATTTTTGAATTCACAATGGTCACGATATAACCATCTTGCTCGCCCGTGGATAACTTTGGCTTTAGGCAGGTCTCCGGACTTAATCCGGTCATAGATGAAGGTCTTACCAAAGCCAGTATCAGCCATGATGAATTTCAAATCAACCAGTGAATCAGGTTGTAGTTCGTGTTGCATGAGTGCTATCTCCGAATAGGGAATCGAACCTGCAAATCAGGCAATAAAAAACCGCCATCAGGCGGCTTGGTGTTTTTCAGTTCTTCAATTCGAATATTGGTTACGTCTGCATGTGCTATCTGCGCCCACAGCATCCAGTGGTCATAGCAGTCATTGATGTTCTCTGCTTCGATAACTCTGTTGAATGGCTCTCCATTCCATTCACCTGTGACCCGGAAGTACATTTATCATCTCCATAAAACAAAACCCGCCGTAGCGAGTTCAGATAAAAGAAATCCCCGCGAGTGCGAGGATTGTTATTTATTGCCGATATTTACCTTTATCGCGAACACCTTTACCGGTTTATCACCGAAGTGCGGATGTGTGATTGTCTTTATTTCATATCCGTTATACGGGACGTCAATTCTGCGACTGAAGTCTTCGCGCTTCGGATATCCCTTTGTGATAATCAGGCGGTAATACTTACGGTTAACGAGGCGCTTATTCCAGTAGTCATTACACAGGCGATACTCTTCCGTTTTCTCCCCGCGAATCATGGCATCGAAGTATTCACCTTTAACGGCAAGTTGCAGGTTAGCCACGGTTAACCTCCTTCGGCGGTTCTGGTAGAGGCATCCAGTGAGTTACATGTGCCCCGTAATGATTCCAGAACGACGCAACTGGCGCACTGTCTCCATCAGGGACAACCCAGTAATCGTGATGAACTTTATTATTAAGCCCATCAAACACCAGATACTCTTTACAACTTCCGGGAATGTTCTCAGGCATTCGCTCACTACAGCTTATCCAACCATCCAGAGTTACCGGAGTTGGTCCATCGAATTCGGGCATGTCAGGACCTTTTCTGATAGCTTTAGCCAGCTCCAGCGGGTCATCGTAAAGCCAGTCGCCAGTTTGTGGGTGATTTGCTTCTGCAAGCTGCGCAGCCCATTCAAGACCATCTTTTTGACCTTGGAGATAATCAAGTGGCAACTCTTCATGATTACTTGCAGGTTCGGCACCATGAAGCATGGTGGCGCGGCAGGCGTTCCATATTTCGGCAGCAATATCGCGCTCGCTATCGGTTAATTTGTACGTGGAAACATAGCCAGAGAGCATTTCTACGTTTTCCGGAGTTGCTTCTTCCGGCACTACCGGCGCTGGCAAGGCAGCGTGATAGTAGAGTGGCATAGTTTTGTACAGTGGTTCGCCAGGACTTCCGTCAACCTGATTCCATTCTTCAACCCAGGCATCAACAACCGCTTTGCTGGTTGATACATGTTCTTCTGAATCTACATTTTGTCCTGATATACAGAACATAACTGCCTCTGCTTCCAGCGATGCCAGAGCAATTTCATAAGCCCGACGCTCAATATTGTCTCGCACGTCCAGGCTACCGATTCGCTCTTTGATTTCTTTAATCAGTTCTTTGTCGGTTAAAGTGGTCATGGATCAGTTCTCAACCAATAGTTATGTGAATGAAAGAAAGCAGCCAAAGAATGGACTCAATAACTGCCCAGCCAATAACGGCGCAAATGACACCGAAAACAACGAAAAAACCAGTACCAGGCAAATTATTGAACATCCTCACTCTCCTTTGATGCGAATGCCAGCGGCGCGCTCGGCTTTACTTTGTTCCCAAAACCACTTGTGAAGCTCCATAAGCTTTTCGTCAATCGGTGCATATTTGCGATTAAAGTAGGCCTGAGCATCTTTCTCAGATTCGTCCGGCAATTCGCCTGGGCCAAACAGTGTGTTATAAATCCATGCCAGTCCGCTCTTAGCGTCGCCAGTTGCCTGCCATTCGATAATCGCAGCCTGCATGACCAGAATGTTTTTCCCGATTAACAGGTCCAGTTCTTTGTACCGGTTGCGGATGTATGCATTCTCGCTTTGTAATTTTGCGTTGCGCTTCTCTGCGGCTTCCAGCTCAACACGCAGCTTCCCTACCGTTAGCGCAATATCCTCGTTCTCCTGGTCACGGCGTTTGATGTATTGCTGGTTTCTTTCCAGTTCATCCAGTAATGCCAAAGCAACCTTTGGATTAAAGGCAGCAATAAATTCAGCGTTGTTTTTCAGAACGTGTTGCGCAATGGCCTGACCACTTAGTCGGACCTTATAACCACGTGCGCCACGGTGTGGTTTATATGAGTCCCAGTCTCCCCACGTTGCTTTTTCTGCCTTTTCACGCAGTGCCTGATAGTTAATCTCGCTCACTCTTCATCCTCCAAGTCGGCAACGGCGTCCATCACATCAGAACCGCGAATAACCTCAAAAGCACGGCAAGCCATTTCAAACACCTGTTGTTCTTGCGGATGCGGTGACTCCCAATACTTAAAACCAGGTCGATGCTCGTAACCCATCATGGAATAAAAATCGCCAGCAAGTTCAATCGCGGCATCAACAAGTTCGCGATTTGTCATCGTCTGTTCTGTCATTTTGTTTTCTCCTGTCTGAACATCACTATCATCAGGTCGCCTTTTGTCGCTATCCTGGCTGTTGTGCCTGGTTCTATGCGGCTAAGTTCAAATGCGTCATAGAACGCTTCTAATGCCTTCTGGCGTAGTTCCTGTTTGCGCCGTTTTTTCCACTGTTTTAGGAAAATGGAACCCAGCCATCGCCATGTACTGGACATGATGTAAAGCCAACCGAGAAGTGCCAGTCCGGTATTTAGGGCCGTATCGATCGTTATCGTGGTGTCGATATTCACTGTGGAGGCTCCTGCTTTTCTGCCTTCAATACCATGCGAGAACCATCATCCAGCTCCCAATTAATTTCACCGCCTTCAGCCATGACTAGATGCCAAACGAGTTGTGCGGCCTCGTTGGTTACATCGCGACCGCGATCATTGCCGACACGACGTTTTGTTCCATCCCCTAAGTCACGCATTTTTGCCAACACGATTGTTTTTGATAGCGGTGAAAAACCAAGCTGTAGTCGTGCTGAATTGCTCACTGTTTGCCTCCTTTACGCCACATCGCATTCAGATATTTGTTCTGATTCACTGATGGAAACGAGTTTCGCTTAAGCAATTCCTCTCTCGATGGCATTGGCTTTACGCGTTGGCGAATAATCATTTCTGCCGGAAGAATGCCGGGATTGTATGCAAGTCCTCTCATGATTTACTCTCCATGAACTGGTCAACAGCCATGCTAAGTGATACACCTAAAGTCTCGATATGCTGCTGAATATCCTGTAGCGTCTGCGCCTGAGATAACAGGATTTCACGGTTGCATAACTCTTTAACCAGATGCTCAAACTTGCTGTAATAACCGATACGACTTAGTGTTTCTTTCCCTGCATTCTCGCCTTCTTTGATAATTCCTCTTTCGCTAAGAATCAGGTCGTGTTTGGTTCCGGTAATAACGTATTTTCCGAGGTCGATGTTTAGCTTCATTGTTAATTATTCCATGTTAATTTATTCGTATGCCTGATCTTTCTTCATCGAGTTTTTTTAGCTTGTATCGCATAGCTCTTACTGAATAAATTGAGCGGCAGGTTGCAATTGCTATTTCTTCTGCGGAGAACTTACCGAAAAGTGATACTTCGGCTCTTGTCCAGCGTCTTCCACGAAGTCGGCTAACAATGTCAGCGCCAATCCTTGTTGCTTTCGCCATTACTGCTTTTTCAGTCCTTTCCAGTTTTTCTGCGATAACTTCAACTGGCATTGTCGCCGCTACCTCGCGCAAGAAATCGACTTCCCATTTCTCCCATGGAGTCTTTTTCATAGGCGATACCGTTATTTGATAAGAAGTGAAGGTTTCCCAACTTTGAGTTGAGCGCCGGGGATATTTATTCCTGCTTTTAGTTGGTGTTTGATTGCCAGTTTGTCGGCTTTAATTGTCGTTTCAAACTCAACGTATTCAGGAGGAAGGGCGCTTGAGTCGATTATTTCTACAATTTCTGACGGTTTGCGGATTGTTACCTGGTGAATACCTGCTCGAATATTTTTCTTGCCAACCATTTCAAGCGATGACGCTATATATGATTTGATGCTGTCAATCTTATTTTGGATTACTGCGGCTCGCTCATTAAGTGACTTTGCCTCTTCCTTGAGGCGTTCAGCATAACCAGATTCATTTTTAATGACGGAAAGAAGTTGCTCTATTTTATCGGTAAATTCTCCTTCCATGCCTTCTATTGTGTCAGCAATCATCTCTGGTTCTAAATCTGAATCCATCAATTTTGCGTATTCATTGGCTATTTCATACAGTTTGCTCACTGGCAACCTCCAGTTTCGCTTTGCATTCTATGTAAATGGCTTGTATGTTCTGCTGCAATTTCATTCCAGATGTCAGGCGATATGCTTCTGCAAAATATCTCTTCAAATCATCCATTTTTTCAGCCTGAGCCATTTCATCACAAAGAAGTTGTGCTTTTTCCATTATTTCCTGCTGGCGTTTCCGTTCATCTTCGCGGATATCTTCCTCTGATTTGTGCGGCATAACTGGTTCAGTCCACACACCTTCTTCTTCGTTTAGTACGTGAATAGCACTATCAAGACGTGATGCCTTAGGCCAATACTTGCTTGCACGCTTTACGACCGTCTTTCGCGCCATCTCATTCCAGTGATTTACCCATGGTCCTTTATCGCTGAATGCCGCCTTGCTTGTTTTCCTTACAGCCTCAATTTCAGCCAGACTCATCTCTTCCGTTAGATAATCACCTGCTGGCGTCTTAACTGTGCAGTAAACGCCAACGATATCACCACGATCACCGAAGGCGTTGTATTTATGGGTTGGTGCTTTATCAAGCCCGTTTGACTCATAGGTATCGTTAGCATGAACAAGTTTTGCCTGACCCCATGAGATAACACCAGACTCCATTGCAATATGGAGCAATCCCATATAACTGATATCAAGGCACACCATGCCGTCGCGAGGAACCAGATAAGCCAGTTTGCTGGCCGGGTTTAAGGTGATGCCGATCGCCGCAACATTGATGATGGCGTTCTGTGCGCTGGTTGGATTTGCCAGTGCTGTTTTAGCCAGGTAATCGTTTTTCTGGAAATACTGAATTGCAAACTGGCTTTCCTTAGCCCATGTCACCGTCTGTTCAGTCAATGCTCCGCAGAATAACTGCTCCTGCTGTTTAACGAATTCAACGATATTGCTCATGCTGCTTCTCCAAAAATGTGTCTGCGCTTGAATATTGCGAAGGCATATTCAGCCTTAACTCTTTCGGTTATTGCATCCCAGAACCATTCAGCGGCTTTTTCCTGATAGTCACAGTCATCATCTTCCAGCCAGTCGATAGCGTCCTTAGTGTGTTCATCTGGTTTATATGAGCGAAGCATTTCGCTTATTGGGTCGCAACGTTTGCAGAGGCGATCAACTTCACTGTTGATTCGCTCGTAATCTTCATCAGTAAAACTTGCGATAATTTGCGATATTTCACGCTTATCATTCAGAGTCAGAATCATCATCTTTCTCCTGTTCTTTGTGCTGATTGAGCATTTCTTTCATCTGACGAATGAATTCTTCGTCTGACCAGTTATCTGTAAAACTCATGGACGGCCTTGTTGTTTCAAAATATCCCAAAGCTTTTCGAGCAAACTTTTCATTCTTGGTTGTTTAAAGTCTGCTCCGGTTAAAATATTTTTTCGTGAATGCTGTACCGATAAAATCGGGTTGAAAGGGCGAACCGATGCCGCCCCTGCAATAGCGAACTGTTGCATAGGATGCTCCTTCTGTTTGATTGCATAACGAAAACGCCTCGAGTGAAGCGTTATTGGTATGCATATAAAAAAGCCCTCACACTGGAGGGCAAAGAAGATTTCCAATAATCAGAACAAGTCGGCTCCTGTTTAGTTACGAGCGACATTGCTCACATAGCAGACTCGCAAATCTGCTATAGGTGCTTATTCGCATCGCATGACAACATCAAATTTTTCGAGATTACTTTGTCGCAACAATCCCTCTTCTACGCGGTCAGCTTTTCTATAATTATCAAATTCGAAATGTTTAATTACTTCTTTCGTTTCTCGCTCTATAACTTCAACGATGTATTTCTTATTCATCATTCTTCCCCAAGAGCTTTTCTGATTGCTGCAAGACCATTATTAACAGCTCCATACCATTCTGGATATGTTGTCGTTGTTCTATTTTTGGTTTGCTTAAGTAATAACTGAAGTGCTTCGAGAAGGTCAGGTGCTGCCGCTATTAGATTGGCATCTTCAATCCATTGAACTTCCTCACAGATTGCAATATACGAACGCCAGCCTGCGCCATTTTCAAGTGAGTCTGCCTGGATGATTTTAATCTCATCGCCATCCATCATTATTTCCCACTTACCTTCAGTACCTTTAAATTCCATGTTAGCCTCTGTTGTTTGTGCCAAAAATAAAGGCCGACTATGCGGCCTTATCTACATTTCTGAACCAAACGCAGATCGGACCGTCTTCTGTATCGTGAATCGAACCGACAAACCATCCTTCTCCATCTGGCATGCTTGGCTCCCATCCACTGATGTTTGGATTCCCATCTTCAAAATACGCGTCAATTACCGTTTGATTGTTGTCGTTTTCCATTTCAACAATTGATGATTCAATGCCATGCTGCTTGCAGAAAGATCTGAACTCATCAACTGAAATTACCTCTCTATCCCCAAACAGGTTGGCGTATTCTGGGTGCGTCCAGTAGCCATCCTCGCTTCGCTCTACTACTAATGCTTCCATATCTCACCTCAAATAAGTGGTTTGCTGCCTAATTTCATTTTCTGGCGACCAACACAAGTCACCCCCATTTCACTGCGTGGCTTGCTGTACCATGTGCGCTGATTCTTGCGTTCAATACGTTGCAGGCTGCTTTCAATCTGTTCGTGGTATTCAGCCAGCACTGTAAGGTCTATCGGATTCAGTGCGCTTTCTACTCGTGATTTCGGTTTGCGATTCAGCGAGAGAATAGGGCGGTTAACTGGTTTTGCGCTTACCCCAACCAACAGGGGATTTGCTGCTTTCCATTGAGCCTGTTTCTCTGCGCGACGTTCGCGGCGGCGTGTTTGTGCATCCATCTGGATTCTCCTGTCAGTTAGCTTTGGTGGTGTGGTAGGTGGGAGACCCATTTCGACCTGCTTCGGCCGACTTCAATTCGGCAATAGTTCCGCAGGCCTCGCCGCTTTACGTGCGACATATTCCCATCCATGAACCCTTCACCACACCCCAAAGCCTTCTGCTTTGAATGCTGCCCTTCTTCAGGGCTTAATTTTTAAGAGCATCACCTTCATGGTGGTCAGTGCGTCCTGCTGATGTGTTTAGTATCACCGCCAGTGGTATTTATGTCAACACCGCCAGAGATAATTTATCACCGCAGATGGTTATCTGTATGTTTTTTATATGGATTTATTTTTTGCAGGGTTGTGTGGCTTGGGAGGTGATCGAGAGATCTGAATTGCGATGTATAGTGAGTTGTATCTATTAATTTTCAAATAAATACAATAGGTTATGTGTTATTGGGTGAATGGGATCGTGAGGCAAAGAAAACCCGGCGCTGAGGCCGGGGCAATAAAGTTATTCTGCGTCAATATCTTCTACGGTTAGTAGAGGGTGTACCTTATCAAGCAATTGGATGAAATCTTCATAAGTATCGCTTGCTTGCATGAGTGTTGTTACCCCTGTAAGTCTCTTTTGAAGAAGACCATATCCAGTTCCCTCTGATAGAAACTGATGCATTTTTGCACCTGCCTTTTTTGCTTTTGCTCTTTCTTCCTTTAGCGCATTTCTTAGCTCTGGTGCCATGCGGTCATAAGTTATGTTATTCACAAGATGACCAAAGTATTGCGGTCTCCGCATGTTTGCTTTGAATGGGACTCCTCTGAGTCTACATAACTCCTCAAAGAATTCTGGCGGATATGTGCTTACCCATGGTCGCATTTCTTTAGCGATGAATTGCTCAAGGAGTTTTGCCAGTTCATCGCGCTCTCGTTCTTTTTGGTATCCAGTCGCTTCATCAACGAGCGCAACGGCGCCAACTCTAGCTAGAGCTTTATAGAGCGCTTTGGCTTTTGCAGCTGTATTCAAGTGATGCTTTTGTCGTAGGGCTCCATCCCTCTCAGCATCTGTCCATGCCTCGCAAAGCGCTGGTAGCATAGTAACGTCAATGCCATAAGCGACACCTGCACCTGATGTATTTTTATATACAATTGGTTCTGCTAGCGCTTCTCTTAGTTCATCAGAAATATATGGCTGAAGCTCATTTGCTTGGAGAACATATGGTAATTGACCTGGCTTCCCATTTGGTACCCATCTTGGCATTTTTGAGCCAACAGATACACCGAATGTTTCTGCCAATCCATTTGCACCTTGCATTGAAACCACTCTGCGACCATCAGGCAAAACAGCACAAGAAACACCTGTCGCCATTAATCCTGTGTGAGTTGGCTTTGGAGCTGATCTAACGATTGCTGACATTGCTGCTGCTTTTTGAGCTCGTTTTTTAGTATCCATAAATCCCCCATATGCTTGGTTATGGTGATGATAGCTTATTTCAAATAAGCAGGGCAATGGTAGCTAAATCATTAATTAGCTACAAAATGCATCATTTTTATTTATCTCATTGATATGTATATATTTATCGATAAAATATTTTTAGCTGTTCTGTGATTAAGCTAAATATTAATGCTAATTAATGCGTTAGCACAATGTGTGGATCACTACCAATAAAAAAGGCCGCACTTCTGTGCGACCTTTTATCATCCAAACGTCTCTTCAGGCCACTGGCTGGCGATAACTTTCCCCACAACGGAACAACTCTCATTGCATGGGATCATTGGGTATTGTGGGTTTAGTGGCTGTAGAAACACCTGACCACTATCCCTGATCAGTTTCTTGAAAGTAAATTCATCACCACCAAGTCTGGCTATGCAGAAATCGCCGGGCTCAACAGCCTGCTCAGGGTCAACAAGAATTAACATCCCGTCAGGAAAGCTTGGCTTGGATCCTGTTGGCGCGGTCATGGAATTACCTTCAACCTCAAGCCAGAATGCAGAATCACTGGCTTTTTTGGTTGTGCTTACCCATCTCTCCGCATCACCTTTGGTAAAGGTTCTAAGCTCAGGCGAGAACATCCCGGCCTGAACATGAGAAAAAACAGGGTACTCATACTCACTTCTAAGTGACGGCTGCATACTAACCGCTTCATACATCTCGTAGATTTCTCTGGCGATTGAAGGGCTAAATTCTTCAACGCTAACGTTGAGAATTTTTGCAAGCAATGCGGCGTTATAAGCATTTAATGCATTGATGCCATTAAATAAAGCACCAACGCCTGACTGCCCCATCCCCATCTTGTCTGCGACAGATTCCTGGGATAAGCCAAGTTCATTTTTCTTTTTTTCATAAATAGCTTTAAGGCGACGTGCGTCCTCAAGCTGCTCTTGTGTTAATGGTTTCTTTTTTGCGCTCATACGTTAAATCTATCACCGCAAGGGATAAATATCTAACACCGTGCGTGTTGACTATTTTACCTCTAGCGGTGATAATAGTTGCATGTACTAAGGAGGTTGTATGGAACAACGCATATCCCTGAAAGATTATGCAATGCGCTTTGGGCAAACCAAGACAGCTAAAGATCTCGGCGTATATCAAAGCGCGATCAACAAGGCCATTCATGCAGGCCGAAAGATTTTTTTAACTATAAACGCTGATGGAAGCGTTTATGCGGAAGAGGTAAAGCCCTTCCCGAGTAACAAAAAAACAACAACATAAATAACCCCGCTCTTACACATCCCAGCCCTGAAAAAGGGCATCAAATTAAACCACACTTATGGTGTATGCATTTATTTGCATACATTCAATCAATTGTTATCTAAGGAAATACTTACATATGGTTCGTGCAAACAAACGCAACGAGGCTCTACGAATCGAGAGTGCGTTGCTTAACAAAATCGCAATGCTTGGAACTGAGAAGACAGCGGAAGCTGTGGGCGTTGATAAGTCGCAGATCAGCAGGTGGAAGAGGGACTGGATTCCAAAGTTCTCAATGCTGCTTGCTGTTCTTGAATGGGGCGTCGTTGACGACGACATGGCTCGATTGGCACGACAAGTTGCTTCGATTCTCACCAATAAAAAACGCCCGGCGGCAACCGAGCGTTCTGAACAAATACAAATGGAATTTTAATAACATCCAACGAGGTAATTATATGCGAAACAAAGGCTTTAATCCACCTGATACACACAAAGAAGTTAAGCGTTTGCGCTTCCTTCGTTCCATTGATGAAAGAACTCAAATCTCTTTTGTGAAAGTTGCCAGAACTGAGCTTCTGAAGGCTGAGGCGAGGTCGTTGCTCCCGTCTCTACCAAAAGAGGAGGGATATACGTTCATTCCAAACGCATTTCTGGAAAAGCTGCTCAAAGAAGACATATCCGTAAGTCAGTTTAACGATGTTCTTAAGGTCTTTCGTCAAGGCAGGTAGTTATGAGCAATACAGCAAAAATCTACGATTTCAGCGCCGCACACGAGCGCAGGAGCAACAGGATGGAGAACCAGAAAACTGGTTACATTCCGTTGTACCGGAGCATTCTGAAACAGTCATGGGCGAAAGACGTTTATCTTCGCACCCTGTGGGAAAACCTTCTCCTGAATGCCGCCAGAAAGCCATACAAAGCTAATTTCAAAGGTCATGAATGGCATCTGCAACCCGGTCAACTGGTTGTGACAGCAGCTGATTTAGGTCTTCAGTTATGCGACAGGCATGGCAAGCCGGCAAGCCGTGATCAGGTTGAGCGGATGCTTCAGGTTTTTGTGAAAGAGGGGATGATCACCATTGATGGAGAGAAGCAAAAAGGTCGTGTGATCACCATCACAAATTACCATGAATATGCTCAAAAAATGGACAATTCACCCGCACATGAAGCCGCACAAACAACCGCACATGATGCCGCACATGATGAAGCCAGCAATGGCGCGGCTTTCAGCGTACATGCCGCACATGAAAGCGCACATGAAGCCGCACAAACAACCGCACATCATGAACAAGAAGGTATTAACAAGAATATAAATAATACCCCCCTACCCCCCAATGGGGGAGGCGATGGGCAGGTTAAACCTGAACGTCGCAAGGCAGAACGAATCGACTACGAATCCTTCCTGAACGCCTACAACACCGAAGTCGGTGACAGACTGCCACACGCTGTTGCGGTCAACGAGAAACGCAAACGCCGCCTGAAGAAAATCATCCCGCAACTGAAAACGCCAAACGTGGACGGTTTCAGGGCGTATGTCAGGGCGTTTGTGCATCAGGCCAAGCCGTTTTACTTCGGAGACAACGACACGGGCTGGACGGCTGATTTTGATTACCTGCTGAGAGAAGACTCGTTAACGGGAGTTCGGGAAGGGAAGTTTGCAGACAGGGGGATTGCATGAAACAGGATATCGAAGCGAGCGTTATCGGTGGCCTGCTGATTGGTGGATTAACTCCAACCGCCAGCGACGTTCTGGCAACGCTGGAGCCGGAAGCGTTTTCAATTCCGCTCTACCGGAAAGCCTTCGAGGTTATCCGCAAGCAGGCGCGAAACAGAAATTTAATCGACGCGCTGATGGTTGCCGAGGCGTGCGGAGAGGAGCATTTCACGTCAATCCTGATGACCAGCAAAAACTGCCCGAGTGCCGCAAACCTGAAGGGATATGCCGGAATGGTCGCGGATAACTATCACCGCCGTCTGGTGCTGGAAATCATGGATGAAATGCGTGAACCAATTCAGAGCGGAACCATCGACGCATCGAGTCAGGCGATGGATGAACTTGTAAAGCGTCTTTCAGCCATCAGAAAGCCCCGTGACGAGGTTAAACCTGTACGGTTAGGGGAAATCATCACCGACTACACTGACACGCTTGACAGGCGTCTGAGGAACGGAGAAGAGTCCGATACCCTGAAGACCGGAATCGAAGAACTTGATGCCATCACCGGAGGGATGAACGCGGAAGACCTGGTGATAATCGCCGCTCGTCCTGGTATGGGGAAAACCGAACTGGCGCTGAAGATTGCCGAAGGCGTTGCAAGCCGCGTTATTCCTGGTTCTGACGTCCGGCGCGGAGTATTGATTTTCTCAATGGAAATGAGCGCATTGCAGATTGCAGAGCGGAGCATTGCCAACGCCGGGAGGATGTCGGTTAGCGTGCTGCGAAATCCTGCATCGATGGATGACGAGTGCTGGGCACGTGTTGCTAACGGCATGAGTCAGCTTGCGGATTTGGATGTATGGGTAGTCGATGCCTCGCGGTTATCGGTCGAAGAAATACGCTCAATCGCAGAACGGCATAAACAGGAAAATCCAAACCTGTCTCTAATCATGGCGGATTATCTTGGCCTGATTGAGAAGCCGAAAGCAGACCGCAACGACCTAGCAATTGCTCACATCTCCGGAAGCCTGAAGGCGATGGCGAAAGACCTGAAAACGCCTGTTATCTCCCTAAGTCAGCTTTCGCGCGATGTTGAGAAGCGACCAAACAAACGCCCGACAAACGCAGATTTGCGTGATTCAGGAAGCATTGAACAGGACGCAGACTCAATCATCATGCTCTATCGGGAAGCGGTATATGACGAGAACAGTAGCGCCGCGCCATTTGCTGAAATCATCGTGACGAAAAACCGTTTTGGCTCGCTTGGTACGGTTTACCAGCGGTTCTGTAACGGACACTTTGTTGCATGTGACCAGGATGAAGCCAGACAGATTTGCACAGCATCAAATGCACCTGCTGCGCGTGGCAGACGATATGCACAAGGGGCTGACGTATGACCATCTACATCACTGAGCTAATAACAGGCCTGCTGGTAATCGCAGGCCTTTTTATTTGGGGGAGAGTAAATCGTGGCTGAGTTTATGCTCGTCGCACTCAAATGCGTTGGCGTTGGATGGATTCTTCTGACGTTTTTTATTGTTCTGCATAGCTACATTCGTCTTGTGAATGACGGTAAAGACCCATGGTATACGTTGTTTGGCGCTGCATTTGTCTGGGTGATTATCGGTGTTATGCCTGTCGCTGTAGCAAAAATGGCGTGGCGTTTTGTGAGTTAAGCGGAGGTAAACGTGGCTGACTGGCAAATTCCAATCATCATTCTTGCCGGAGCTTCGCTGGTTGCTGGCTTTATCCTGCTGAAGAAGCATAAAGACCGTGATCAAAAAGTCGAAGTTCTCTATGGGTATCCAGCGAACAGCACAACATGGCTGACCATTTACCACTACCGAAAATCAGGCCGCTGGGTATTCGAATGGGATGATCTGTTCGCTGAAAAGCGACCAAAGTCATGGGGAGACATCAGCGAATGCATGATGTTTGAAGAAAGAAAATCCGGCGCAACCCGAGAAGAGTTTAACGAAGCGTGGGCGCGATTAAGTGAGAGAGGGTATTTGTGAGCAAGTACGAAAAATTAGATCAAAACATTCTTTCAATGCTGAGTGAAAGACCAACACCTGTTTTTGATATCTGGCTTAAATGGCGGAGCAATGGAATGTATATCGAAACCATCGATCGTCGTATGCAATACCTGAGAAAGAAAGGGCTTGTTGCAAATGTGCGTGGGAAGGGTTGGGTGAAAATTAACCTGTCATAACGGGGATTGATATGGACGAATCAAGAAAGCAGTTTGAAGAATACGTTGCCAAAAAATTGAGATTACCATTCGAGATGATAACCGAGGCAAGAAATGGTGATAGGTACTTCGCATTTTCAAGTATGGATATTCGTCACTCCTTAAATGAGTGGTGGACTTTATGGCAGGCATCGCGAGCAGCTATTGAAATAACCGCGCCAAAGTTTATCGACAGCAGAGAAGCATTAGCCAAAGGGTTTACTGTTGATTATTCCAATGGCTTCGGTGATGCAATGGATGCTTATGAGGAAAACATCCGCGCTGCTGGAGTCAAAGTGAAGGAGTAACGATGAAGCAGACAATCTTCCTCCGAAGCAAGCAACAACAGCAAGCCGCAATCAACGCCATCCTCGCAACACCACTCGATAAAGACAAGCCAGTCACCATCCGCATTACTGACTACAAGCGCAACCTTGACCAGAACGCAAAATTTCACGCGATGCTGGCGGATATCGCACGTCAGGTTCAATGGTGCGGCAAATGGTTAAAACCGGAACAATGGAAGGTTTTGTTGATCAGCGGTCATGCAGTGGCAACAAACCTGGAAGCTGATGTTTTGCCCGGGCTTGAAGGCGAATACGTCAACATTCGCGAAAGCAGCGCGCAGATGAGCGTGAAGCGTATGGCAAGTCTGATTGAGTACACGACAGCATGGGCTATTGGTCAGGGTGTCAGATTTACCGACAGGAGGTACGAATGAGACGACAGATACGAAGTTTCACCGACATCATCTGCGAAAACTGCAAATACCTTCCAACGAAACGCTCCAGAAATAAACGCAAGCCAATCCAAAAAGAATCTGACGTAAAAACCTTCAACTACACGGCTCACCTGTGGGATATCCGGTGGCTAAGACATCGTGCGAGGAAATGACGATGACTGCGTATTACAACGAAATAGATCCGTATGCAGCGCAATGGCTGCGTAACTTAATTGACGCTGGAGAAATTGCCCCCGGTTATGTAGATGAAAGGAGTATTGAAGATGTCACACCAGGTGATTTGCGAGGATTTACCCAGCACCACTTTTTTGCAGGAATCGGAGTTTGGAGCTATGCACTTAGAAAGGCAGGATGGCCAGACAACAAGAGTATCTGGACAGGAAGTTGCCCATGCCAACCTTTCAGCTCGGCAGGCAAAGGAAAAGGGGTTGATGACGAGCGGCACTTATGGCCGGCATTCTTCTGGCTTATTGAAAAATGCAATCCTGGCATCGTTATTGGCGAACAGGTTGCAAGCGCAGACGGCCTCGCTTGGCTCGACCTTGTACAAACTGACTTGGAAGGTGCGAACTACACCTCTGCAGGTACCGATATTTGCGCTGCGGGCTTCGGTTCTCCGCACATCAGGCAGCGATTGTATTGGGTGGCCTACTCCAACGACAAATATCAACTTTCAGCCAGAGACACGCAGGGGAATTCAGAACCTATCTGGATGCGTGAGACTAGCTGGATGGCAAACTCCTTTAGCGAACGATGCAACAGGTTCAACGCATTGCTACAGCGGAAAAGACAAGAGCGGAACCCCAAGAATCTGCTTGAAACTTCCCGGGACGGTGAAGCTATGTACCCATTACCGGTTAACGGCTTCTGGAGAGATGCAGACTGGCTTTACTGTAGAGATGAAAAATATCGTCCAGTTAGACCCGGCTCATTCCCGATGGTTAATGGCATTGCCAAAAGCTTGGGACGAGGCAAGTCCACACTGGGAAGAATGGCAAAGCGCAATCAAGATCAGCGAATTATTGGATATGGAAACGCAATCAATGCAGAAGTAGCAACGGCATTCGTGAAAGTTTGTATGGAGGTTGTTAATGCTTAGCCCATCCCAATCCCTTCAATACCAGAAAGAAAGCGTCGAGCGGGCTTTAACGTGCGCTAACTGCGGTCAGAAGCTGCATGTGCTGGAAGTTCACGTGTGTGAGCACTGCTGCGCAGAACTGATGAGCGATCCGAATAGCTCAATGTACGAGGAAGAAGACGATGAATGAGTTAATGAATGGCAATGCCATCAAAATGACAAGCATTGAAATCGCTGAGTTGGTGGGAAGTCGTCATGACAAGGTGAAACAATCTATTGAACGACTGGCGGCTCGAGGTGTGATCCGAAATCCCCCAATGGTGGTTTTCGAAAAAATCAATAACTTAGGATTACTTCGTGGCGTAGAGGCTTACGTTTTTGAGGGCGAACAAGGTAAGCGAGACAGTATTGTCGTTGTAGCCCAGTTGTCGCCGGAATTCACCGCTCGTCTTGTTGACCGTTGGCGAGAGCTTGAAGAAACTGCGGTTAATATCCCCAAAACGCTACCAGAAGCGTTGCGCCTTGCTGCTGATCTTGCTGAGCAGAAAATGCAACTGGAAAACCAGCTCGCAATTGCCGCACCTAAAGTTGAGTTTGCCGATCGCGTTGGCGAGGCCAGTGGAATTTTGATTGGAAACTTTGCAAAGGTTGTTGGTATTGGTCCAAACAAACTGTTTGCGTGGATGCGCGATCACAAAATCCTTATTGCTTCAGGTTCCCGGCGCAATGTGCCAATGCAGGAATATATGGATCGTGGCTATTTCGCAGTGAAAGAAACAGCGGTCAACACAAATCACGGAATACAGATATCGTTCACCACAAAAATCACCGGGCGTGGTCAACAGTGGCTGACCAGAAAGCTGCTCGATAACGGAATGCTGAAAGTAACAGGGGAGGCTGCTTAATGGCTAACCTACGCAAAGAAGCGCGCGGCAGAGAATGCCAGGTACGTATTTACGGCGTATGCAATGGTAATCCTGAAACTACAGTTCTGGCACATTACCGGATGGCTGGAATTTGCGGAACGGGAATGAAGCCTGACGACCTGATCGGTGCATGGGCTTGTAGTGACTGCCACGCGGAGATCGACCGACGCACCCATAATCTCGACAACAAAGACGCCAGACTTTACCACCTCGAAGGCGTGATCAGGACGCAGGCGATACTGCTGAAGGAGGGGAAGATTAAGTCATGAACGAATATCAGTTTGTGCTTCCTTACCCGCCGTCGGTGAACACCTACTGGCGAAGACGGGGAAGCCAATACTACATCAGCGCTAAAGGACAGAAATACCGAAAAGACGTTCAGCAAATCATCCACCAACTCAAGTTAGACATTTTCACCAAATCACGACTCCGCATCAAAGTCATCGCAGACGTTCCAGACTCCCGCCGCCGCGACCTCGATAACATCCTGAAGGGTTTACTCGACTCCCTTATCCACGCCGGATTTGCGGAAGACGACGAGCAATTCGATGACATTCGCGTAATTCGTGGTGTGAAAGTACCAGGCGGACGGCTTGGAATAAAAATCACTGAACTGGAGAACGTATGAACGCCACAATTCAAACGATACCAGAGCTTCTTATCCAGACACGAGGCAATCAGACCGAAGTGGCGAGGATGCTTTCCTGCGCAAGAGGAACAGTGCTCAAGTACAACCGAGACAGCAAAGGTGAGCGTCACGTAATAGTTAACGGCGTCCTGATGGTCAAACAGGGCAAGAGAGGAAGACGATGAGCATAAGAGAAATAAACCTCACCAAAGAACAGCACGATTGGCTGAATGGCTGGCTTGAACTGTGGGGGGCATGGGTTTATTCAGGTCGTCTGGAAAAGCGCATGAGCAGCGTAATAGCTAAGTTCATGGAGAGCGTAGAGCCGGGAAGAGTTATGACAAGGCCAATGTGTAATGATGATGATGGAATGTTGATTTCTCAGGTCGTCGATTCCGTCATGTACATTGACAAGAAAGCCTTTGGAATCCTCCTCAGCTACTACGCTCATGGCTCTTCCAAGCACGCCATTGCATCTTACTATCATCGCGTCGCAAGACCTCGCAAGATGTTATGCCGTGGCGGCGTGCGCATTCAAAAACCATCGCTCGCAACCTGTCGACGGGAAGTTGACGAAATCCTTAATGCCTCGTTGTTTATGATTTACCCGGTTCTGGATAGTGCGTTTAAAAATCGGAAACGTGTAGAGAAAATTAAACATGTAGCATAGAACGTGTTGACATCATTGAGCAAATGAGCAACACTATTGGCATAAGCTGCCGTTAGTGACTCTTAAGTTGCAACGGTGGCTTTTTTTATTTGCACAACAGGTAAGAGCGTTGAACCCGCAGACCTCGCGGAATTGGTGAAAGGTGCCGCGCAGTGCTCTTATCGTTGTGGTGAATGCACAGGCTGATGTGTAAGGGCAAGGATCTTTCGCTGGATTCGGTGTGGCCACGTAGCCCGCTGTAGGCAGTTGCAGCAAACCGGAGATCAGCACCGGTCGCCACAACCCAAACTGAGCCGTAGCCACTGGCTATCCTGAATTCATCAGTGATAGTTACGCTGCGGCCTTCTACACATGATCTTCGTGAAAGCGGGTGACAGGAGGTCGCGCTAACAACCTCCTGCCGTTTTGCCCGTGCATATCGGTCACGAACAAATCTGATTACTAAACACAGTAGCCTGGATTTGTTCTATCAGTAATCGACCTTATTCCTAATTAAATAGAGCAAATCCCCTTATTGGGGGTAAGACATGAAGATGCCAGAAAAACATGACCTGTTAGCCGCCATTCTCGCGGCAAAGGAACAAGGCATCGGGGCAATCCTTGCGTTTGCAATGGCGTACCTTCGCGGCAGATATAATGGCGGTGCGTTTACAAAAACAGTAATCGACGCAACGATGTGCGCCATTATCGCCTGGTTCATTCGTGACCTTCTCGACTTCGCAGGACTAAGTAGCAATCTCGCTTATATAACGAGCGTGTTCATCGGCTACATCGGTACTGACTCGATTGGTTCGCTTATCAAACGCTTCGCTGCTAAAAAAGCCGGAGTAGAAGATGGTGGAAATCAATAATCAACGTAAGGCGTTCCTCGATATGCTGGCGTGGTCAGAGGGAACTGATAACGGACGACAGAAAACCAGAAATCATGGTTATGACGTCATTGTTGGCGGAGAGCTATTCACTGATTACTCCGATCACCCTCGCAAACTTGTCACGCTAAACCCCAAACTCAAATCAACAGCAGCCGGACGTTACCAGCTTCTTTCCCGTTGGTGGGATGCCTATCGTAAGCAGCTTGGCCTGAAAGACTTCTCTCCGAAAAGCCAGGACGCTGTGGCATTGCAGCAGATTAAAGAGCGTGGCGCTTTACCGATGATTGATCGCGGTGATATCCGTCAGGCAATCGACCGTTGCAGCAATATCTGGGCTTCACTGCCGGGCGCTGGTTATGGTCAGTTCGAGCATAAGGCTGACAACCTGATTGCAAAATTCAAAGAAGCTGGCGGAACGGTCAGAGAGATTGAGGTATGAGCAGAGTAACCGCGATTATCTCCGCTCTGGTTATCTGCATCATCGTCTGCCTGTCATGGGCTGTTAATCATTACCGTGATAACGCCATTACCTACAAAGCCCAGCGCGACAAAAATGCCAGAGAACTGAAGCTGGCGAACGCGGCAATTACTGACATGCAGATGCGTCAGCGTGATGTTGCTGCGCTCGATGCAAAATACACGAAGGAGTTGGCTAATGCGAAAGCTGAAAATGATGCTCTTCGGCGCAAGCTTGATAATGGTGGCAGGGTGCTCGTCAAAGGAAAATGCCCTGTGCCATCCTCAGCCGAAACCTCCAGCGCCTCCGGCATGGGCAATGATGCCACCGTCGAACTCTCTCCAGTTGCTGGACGAAACGTTCTCGGTGTCCGGGACGGAATTATCCGCGACCAAACAGCACTGAGAACTCTTCAGGAATACATCAGGACGCAATGCCTTCGATGATAGCGATAATTTTACTCATCATCCTTCACATCTGGCTCTGTAGACAGGGTGGTGATCACTTCTGGAGTGAATCCAGATTAAACATCTCATTGCTGATGCTTGAAGTTGAGCATCTGGCGCGCGGTAAGGGGCTGCGTTGAGATAAGAGCCAGTTCATTACAAAGCCTATCTACGGGTGGGCTTGATAATGAAACCGGAATTTATTCTGGGCAACCAGTTACGGCAGTACCGCGAAACAACCCAAGCCAGAAAGTGGGGAAATAACACTGGCAGCCACTGAAAGATGAACCTCCAGCCTTATGGCAAAAAAGATTCTTTGTGGTGGCGGACTGATGGAAAGACATCGGTTATTGCAGAGGCCATTCAATGAGTGGTCTCGACAATGGCTTATACCCTACACGGGATAACTTAACTGATATCCCTTTTAACGGATAAACGGAGCCAACAATGGCAGAGATTATTCCCATGACTGAAGAACAGAAATTCCAGTTAGAGATTTACAAACTGGTCATGAACCAGAACGCAGCCGCAGAAGAAGCATTTCAATTCATTGGCACTGACGAACTGAAGCTTGAGCTATTCAAAATTCACTTCCAGTCAGGTGGCGCTAATTCAGATATCACGACCCGAACTATCGAAGCGGTGCGTAAATCGAAGGAAGCGTTAGACCTGTTCACCACCGGAGCATGATGCTCAACCTGAAATAACAACTAAGTGAGATGAATATGGCAGCACCAAAGGGCAACCGATTTTGGGAGGCCCGCAGTAGTCATGGGCGAAATCCTAAATTCGAATCGCCTGAGGCGCTGTGGGCTGCTTGTTGTGAATACTTCGAGTGGGTGGAAGCTAACCCGCTATGGGAGATGAAGGCGTTCTCGTATCAGGGTGAAGTGATACAAGAGCCTATCGCCAAGATGCGAGCGATGACACTCGCCGGGCTGTGCTTATTTCTCGATATTTCTGATGAAACATGGCGAAGATTCCGCGCGGATGAAGGTTTTTGTGGAGTCACTACGCGAGCGGAGAAAGTCATCTACGACCAGAAATTCTCTGGCGCAGCCGCTGACCTTCTCAACGCTAACATCATCGCCCGTGATTTGGGCCTCAAAGAGCAGTCGCAAGTTGAAGACGTGACACCTGATAAGGGAGATCGCGATAAGCGACGCTCTCGTATCAAGGAGCTATTCAACCGTGGAACTGGACGCGATTCTTGATAACTTGAGCGACGAAGAGCAAATCGAATTGCTCGAGCTACTCGAAGAAGAAGAGAACTACCGTAACACACACCTGCTATATGAATTTACGCCATACAGCAAACAGCGTGAGTTCATCGACGCCGGGCATGACTATCCAGAGCGCTGTTTTATGGCTGGTAACCAGCTTGGTAAGTCATTTACTGGTGCTGCTGAAGTCGCGTTTCACCTTACCGGGCGTTATCCGGGCACAAAAGGCTATCCTGCTGATGGTAAATATGGCGGTGAGTGGAAAGGTAAGCGTTTTTATGAGCCTGTTGTCTTTTGGATTGGTGGCGAGACAAACGAGACTGTAACCAAAACGACTCAACGCATCCTGTGTGGTCGCATCGAAGAGAATGGTGAGCCAGGCTACGGTTCCATACCGAAAGAAGACATCATTAGCTGGAAGAAGTCTCCTTTCTTTCCGAACCTTGTTGATCATCTTCTGGTTAAGCATCACACGGCTGATGGCGTTGAAGATGGCATTTCAATCTGCTACTTCAAACCATACTCGCAAGGCCGTGCTCGCTGGCAGGGTGACACAATCCACGGCGTGTGGTTTGACGAAGAGCCACCATACAGCATTTATGGCGAAGGTCTTACCCGTACCAACAAATACGGGCAATTCTCAATCCTGACGTTTACCCCGCTGATGGGGATGTCTGACGTTGTTACCAAGTTCCTGAAGAATCCCAGCAAGTCTCAGAAAGTGGTCAACATGACCATCTATGACGCTGAGCACTACACCGACGAGCAGAAAGAGCAAATCATCGCATCCTATCCCGAGCATGAGAGAGAGGCGCGTGCTCGCGGTATTCCTACGATGGGTAGTGGTCGAATCTTCCAGATACCGGAAGAGACTATTAAGTGTCAGCCGTTCGAGTGTCCTGATCACTTCTACGTCATCAATGCAATGGACTTCGGATGGGATCACCCACAGGCACACATCCAGCTTTGGTGGGATAAAGACGAGGACGTGATTTATCTTTCTCGCGTCTGGAAGGCCAAACAGAAGAAGGCGACAGAGGCATGGAGTGCTGTTAAAGCATGGAGCAAAAACACCCCTACGGCTTGGCCTCATGACGGGCATCAGCACGAAAAGGGAGGCGGCGCTCAGCTCAAGGAACAATACGCCGACGCTGGGTTCGATATGTTGCCAGATCATGCAACATGGCCTGATGGAGGTAATGCGGTCGAACCCGGGATAGCAGAGATACGCGACATGATGCTCGACGGTCGTTTCAAGGTATTTAACACCTGCGAGCCATTCTTTGAAGAGTTTCGCCTGTATCACCGCGATGAGAACGGGAAGATCGTCAAGCTAAATGACGACATCCTTTCTGCTGTTCGCTATGGCTACATGATGAGGCGTTTTGCAATACAGATGCGAGACATCAAAGATCCTAAAGAGATTGATTACTCAAGCTACAACATACCTTGCGGAGTTGGATGATGGCTGATGATAGAAAGATGGCTGACTGGCATCGCAAGGTGCTGTGCAACTTTGATGATGCCTGGTCAGCAACGCAGGATATGCGTGAGCAGATTATTGAGGCTCAACGTTTCGTCAGGGTGTCCGGCGCACAGTGGGAAGGTAGCACAAACGCTGGTTACTCGTTTGATGAGGGCAGGTTTGAGCATTACCCGCGCTTTGAACTGAATAAGATTGCCCGTGAATGTGATCGCATCATTGGCGAGTATCGACAGAATCGCATCAGCGTTAAATTCAGGCCGAAGGACGATAAGGCATCGGAAGCGTTAGCCGAAAAGATGAACGGCAAATTCCGCGCTGACTATCAGGAAACATCCGGTGGCGAAGCGTGTGATAACGCATTTGATGATGCTGTAACGGGCGGATTCGGTTGTTTCCGCATGTGTGCCGATTACGAAGATGAAATGGATCCGAGTAACGAGCAGCGACGCATCAGCCTTCTTCCTGTTTACGACCCAGCGACATGCGTCTTCTTCGATCAGGACAGCAAGCAATATGACCGCTCTGATGCTATGTGGGCTATGGAAATGTTCTCCATGACGCCCAAAGCGTTCGAGGCTGAATACCCTGATTCCATCGCGGCAAGCCTTTCTCGTGATGACACTGGTACTCAATATGACTGGTCAACACCTGATGCCATCTATGTTGGACGCTACTACGAAGTTCGCATAGAGAAGGTGAAGCTCACGGCGTGGCGCAATCCTGTTAGCGGAGAAACGGCAATCTATGATGAAGAGCAAATCAAAGATATTGTCGACGAGCTGACCGATGGTGCATTCGAACTGATTGGTGAGCGGACAGTGAAGAAACGCAGAGTTTATTGCGGTCTTCTGTCTGGCGCTGAATGGCTGGAAGAACCGAAGCGTATTCCGGGCGAACATATTCCTCTCATCCCGGTATATGGGCGTCGATCATTTGTTGATAATCAGGAGCGAATCGAAGGCCACGCAGCAAAAGCGATGGATGCACAGCGTCTTGAGAACCTGATGGTTTCCATGATTGCAGATAACGCCACTCAGGCTGGCGGTGATGGCATTCCTATCGTGGATGTTGATTTCATTCCCGGCCCATTAATGAATCACTGGGCAGAGAGGAATAAGAAAAGACCTGCAGTTCTTCCTATGACCAGCAAGAAGGACAAAAACGGAACAGTCATTTCAGAAGCTCAGGTTGCTGGCTGGACACCTCCGACACAAATGCCGCCAGCTCTTGCCGGGCTATTGCAGTACACCGGAACGGCTATTCAGCAAATTACAGGTGCGTCGCAGCTTGAGAACATGCCTAGCAACGTCGCTACCGATACCGTTGATAGCATCTTTAACCGGATGGACACGCAGTCCTATATCTACATGGACAACATGGCTAAATCCATGCGCCGCGCTGGCGTCGTGTGGCTTTCTATGGCACGTGAGGTCTATGGTAGTGATACGCCGATGCGTATCGTTAATGAGGACGGCAGCGATGACGTGGCGCTGATGACTGGTGAAGTGGTTGACCGTCAGACAGGGCAGGTTATCGCGCTTAACGACCTTTCTCAGGGTAACTATGAAGTGACTGTCGATGTCGGTCAGTCGTTCGCTACTCGCCGTGACGCAACGGTTAAGTCGTTACTTTCCATGCTGGCACTTATCCCGCCAGGAACGCCGAAACACGACCTTGTATCGTCGATGATCCTCGACAATATGGACGGCGAAGGGATGGACGACCTTAAAGAATACAACCGCAATCAGTTGCTTCTGTCTGGAGTTATCAAGCCGAGAACGCCAGAAGAACAGCAGATGGTTGAGCAGGCGAAACAACAACAGGCCAGTCAGCCAGATCCGGCTATGGTTGCTGCGCAAGGTCAGCTTCTTGCTGGTCAGGCTGAATTGCAGAAAGCGCAGAACGAGCAGGCAGCCATTCAGGTTAAAGCATTCCAGGCACAGACTGATGCTCAGGTTGCTGCGGCAAATGTTGTGAAAATCCTCGCATCTGCCGATAGTCAGCAGAAATCTGATATCCGCGAGGCTCTGAAACTGCTCGGACAGTTCCAGCAACAGCAAGGAGACAATGCCCGTGCTGATGCAGAGCTTGTCCTGAAAAGTCAGGCACAGGGTCATGCGCAGCGCATGGACATCAGCAGCATCCTACAAAAATCAACTCAGCAACAACCACAGCAGTAATTAACCCATAACGTGCAATGGCTGTCTTTATGAGGCCTGGCACCCTATTGCCTTCCGATGGGCTGAACATCGAGTAAACAGGGGTAACAAATGGACCAGATGGCAGAAAACACACCAGAAGTTGAAATCGAAACCGACGCGTCAGAGCAGATTCCTGATGATGTCGAACTGGCTGAAGAAGTCGAAACAGAAGATGGCAGTGAGTCCTCCGGCAATGATGCAGAGGAAGCTACTGAAACTGATGACGACGAATCAGAACAGGAATTCTACTTTGGTGACGAAAAGCTGGATTCGCCAACCAGCGAAGATAGCGCAGAGCATGGACTGGTAAAACACCTGCGCAAGACGATTAAAGAGAAAGACCGCGAGCTGAAAGAGCTGATGCGTCAGTCTCAGAAACCCGTCGAGCAGCAGCCGGTAATCACTCAACCACCGCGAATGCCAAAACTGGATGATGAGGACATCGGTTTCGATGAAGAAATCTATCAGCAACGCATGGCTAAGTGGGCAGAGGATAACGGCAAGTACCAGCAACAGGAGATGGCTCGCAAGCAGAAGGAGCAGGAGCTTCAGGCCGCCTATCAAGAGCGATTATCCAAATATCAGCAACGTGTTAAGGCTCTCAAAGTTCCTGGCTATCAGGAAGCTGAGCAGGCCGTACTCGAGGAAATCCCCATCGAGACACAAAACGCGATCCTGTTTGAGTCAGAGAAGCCGGAAATCGTTGTTCTGGCACTCGGTCGCAACGCTGAACTGCGCAAGCAACTGGCAGAAGCTACCAACCCCGTAGCAATTGGTCGTCTGCTGGAACGTATCGAATCGAAGGCCAGAATCATGCCAAAAGCAAAAACCACGGCAGCCACAACCCCGACAGTTAAGGGGAGCAACGGCGCAGTAATCAATAACCTCGACAAACTGAAAGCCAAGGCGCTGGAAACTGGTGACTGGACGCCGTATTTCGCCGCTAAAAAGGCAAAAAAATAACCTATCGGAGCATTAAGCATGGCTAACCAATTAGCAAAAGACCTTGAAATCATGTTCGAAAACTACGTTGAAGGCTTTGAGGCCGCCTGCGTAGTTTCCCGTAACGCTAAAAAATTCCGTCCCGGTGATACAGCAATGCAGCGAGCAGGTGATGTTCTGTATCGTCCGCAGCATTACCACATGAATATTGAGGAAGGCCTCGACCTCAGCAGCAAAACGCCAACAGCACTGGTTCAGCGCCTTGTTCCTTCAGTGTTCAAGGAGCCGAAAAACATTCTGTACACTCTGGATGCGCGTGAAATGCGTGATCCGGAACATAAAACTGAAGCTGGTCGCGCCGCAGGTATGCGCCTTGCTGCACAGATTGACTCTGACCTGATTTCCATGGTCACGCAGCGTGCTACTAACGTGATCACGATGGCTGACTCAACCACAGGTACACAGGGCCGTGATTTGTGGAACTGTGCGGCAGGTATTGATGCCACCATGACGGCGATTGGTGTACCTCAGGGTATCAACCGTCGCTCTTTCTGGAACCCCTTCAACTATAAAGACCTTGCTGGCGAGCTTGGTCACCGTGCTTATGCTCAGGGCGCAACCCTGACAGCATACGAAAAAGCGCAGATCCCTCCGGTTGCTTCCTTTGATAGCTACAAGACCGATATTTCTGGTCGATTACCGAAAGGAAGCGCTGAACCCTTGACAGTATCAGGCCAACCTGAACACAGGGTTGAAGCGAAAGATTCAAATGGTATGCCAGTTGATAACCGACAGGGGACTATTACGGTATCTGCATCTGGCTTGCAGGTTGGTGATGCGTTCACCATTGCCGGTGTGAATTCCGTACACCAGATCACAAAAGATACCACCGGTCAACCGCAGGTATTCCGTGTTCTGGCTGTTAGCGGAACTACCGTAACAATTTCTCCAAAGATTCTCCCTGTTGAAAATACTGATGTTGCGAGTCGTCCATATGCAAACGTCGATGCCAAACCGGCAGAATCAGCAGCAATCACCATTCTCAACAAGAACGCAGCACCTGCTAACCTGTTCTGGGCTGATGGTTCTGTTGAGCTGATGTACGGCAAACTGGCGTTCCCGACTGGTCAGGGTCCACAGGTAATGACAGCAACCACCGAGCAGGGCGCTACGCTGATCATGTCTTACGCCTTCGACCACATCAAAGGCGTAACCACTGCGCGTTTCACCACTCTGTACGGTTGCTCTGTACTTGTTCCTGAATATACGGGCATCGTTATTGCCGGGCAGTAATTTTGGTGGGGCTTCGGCCCCATTTTTATTGGGAGAAGACAATGGCACGAACAATGCTCTATAAGCCTGGCAACATGATCACCTGTGGTCAGTTTGCTGTCGATTACATCATTGTTGATGACGAAGAAGTTAAATCTCACCTGAAAAAAGGTTGGGTAAAAACTCCTGAAGAAACCGCAACGAAGCATAAAGTGGCTAAGGCGGAAGAAGATGGCGAAAACGAAGGGTGATCTCGTTCTTAAGGCTTTACGAAAAGCCGGGCTGTATTCCAATGCCACGTTGACAGATGCTGACCCTCAGGCAATTGAAGATGCCATTAATGACCTCGAAGACATGATGGCAGCATGGCAGGCGAAAGGTATCGAGCTTGGGTATCAGTTTGCTGATACAGAAAACGGCATCATGCCGTTACCTGACGATGATTCAGGTATCCCTGCATGGGCAAATGATGGCGTCGCTTTGAAACTCGCTGTGCAAGTGTGCATGGATAACGTCATTCAGCCGTCGGATGCTCTCCTTACCGCTGCTGACTGTGCATATCAGACAATCTGTATCGCTTTAACCAAAATACCACCACTTGAGCGGCGAAATGACATGCCTCGCGGTAGTGGTAACAAAAGCGCGTTTACGTGGAATCGGTTTTACATCGAGAAAGATGATCCGAGTACGTGAGGTGAATAAATGCCGATTCAGCAACTTCCGCTTATGAAAGGTGTCGGCAAAGATTTCCGAAACGCTGACTATATCGACTATCTGCCAGTGAATATGCTGGCTACACCAAAAGAAATCCTCAACAGCAGTGGATATCTTCGCTCATTCCCGGGCATTGCAAAACGTTCTGATGTGAACGGTGTATCTCGCGGCGTCGAGTACAACATGGCGCAGAATGCTGTTTATCGTGTGTGTGGTGGCAAGCTCTACAAAGGCGAAAGCGAAGTCGGTGACGTCGCCGGAAGTGGTCGCGTATCAATGGCGCATGGTCGAACATCTCAGGCTGTAGGCGTTAATGGTCAACTGGTTGAGTATCGCTATGATGGCACGGTTAAAACAGTCTCAAACTGGCCTACAGACAGCGGATTCACGCAGTATGAGTTAGGTTCGGTTCGTGACATTACGCGCTTACGTGGGCGTTATGCGTGGTCAAAAGACGGAACTGATTCATGGTTTATCACTGACCTTGAAGACGAATCGCACCCTGACCGATACAGCGCACAATATCGTGCAGAGTCTCAGCCTGACGGCATCATCGGCATCGGAACATGGCGAGACTTCATCGTCTGCTTTGGTTCATCGACGATTGAATATTTCTCCCTGACAGGCGCAACTACCGTTGGTGCTGCTTTGTATGTCGCGCAGCCATCGCTGATGGTGCAAAAAGGCATCGCCGGAACTTACTGCAAAACGCCGTTTGCTGATTCCTATGCGTTCATCAGCAATCCGGCAACAGGTGCGCCGTCTGTATACATCATCGGCTCCGGTCAGGTGTCACCAATCGCCAGCGCGAGCATTGAGAAAATCCTCCGCTCCTACACTGCTGATGAACTGGCTGATGGCGTGATGGAATCGTTGCGATTTGATGCGCATGAGTTGCTGATTATCCACCTTCCGCGCCATGTTCTAGTATACGACGCATCTTCAAGTGCCAATGGTCCGCAATGGTGTGTGCTGAAAACAGGCCTGTATGACGATGTGTACCGCGCTATCGACTTCATTTACGAAGGCAATCAGATAACGTGCGGCGATAAGCTTGAATCGATGACAGGAAAATTGCAGTTCGATATCAGCAGCCAGTACGACAAGCAACAGGAACACCTGCTGTTTACTCCGCTGTTCAAAGCGGATAACGCCAGAGTTTTCGACCTTGAAGTTGAATCGTCAACTGGAGTTGCGCAGTACGCCGACCGCCTGTTCCTCTCTGCAACCACTGACGGCATCAATTATGGTCGTGAGCAGATGATTGAGCAGAATGAACCGTTCGTTTACGACAAACGTGTTTTGTGGAAGCGAGTCGGGCGCATCAGGAAAAATGTTGGCTTCAAATTGCGCGTTATCACGAAGTCACCTGTAACTCTGTCTGGCTGCCAGATAAGGATTGAGTAATGGCTGATTCGAATCTCAATGAGCCAGTAATCATCCAGGCTACGCGGCTCGATACATCAGTCCTTCCACGCAATATCTTCTCTCAGTCGTATCTGCTTTACGTTATTGCACAGGGTACTGATGTTGGTAATGTGGCTAACAAGGCCAACGAAGCAGGGAAGGGGGCTTATGATGCACAGGTGAAGAATGATGAGCAGGATGTCACCCTTGCAGACCATGAATCCAGAATTGAAACTGCTGAAGCAACTCTCATCAATCATGAACATAGAATCTCAGCAGCGGAAAGCACTCTTGCAGATCATGAAACAAGGATTACGGCTGCTGAAACAGAGTTGGCTGATCACGAGGCGCGAATTGCTGCTAATGAATCTGAGTTAGCAAACCATGATGTGCGCATTACTCAGAATACAGACGATATCGAAGCACTTGATACCAGGCTCACAGCGGCAGAGGGAAGTATTTCGACGCTACAAAGCACAGCTGGTGATCACTCAACAAGAATATCTGCGCTTGAGTATGCCACCACGCGCAAGAAATCAGAGGTTGTTTACTCAGGAGTATCTGTAACCATCCCGACAGCGCCGACTAACCTTGTTAGCCTGCTGAAAACGCTCACGCCGTTATCCGGAACGTTGGCACCATTCTTCGACACCGTTAACAACAAGATGGTTGTGTTCAACGAGAACAAAACCCTGTTCTTCAAGCTGTCGATTGTCGGGACGTGGCCCAGTGGAACCGCCAACAGGTCAATGCAGCTAACCTTTTCCGGCTCTGTTCCTGACACACTGGTAAGCAGTCGTAATGCGGCGACAACAACCGATAACATCCTGTTAGCTACGTTCTTCAGCGTGGATAAAGACGGCTTTCTTGCCACAAATGGCAGTACGTTAACCATTCAGTCAAATGGGGCGACGTTTACTGCCACAACCATCAAGATAATCGCGGAGCAGTAATGATTCAGTTCAAACCAACGCGAAACATCGACCTGATCGAAGCAGTCGGAAATCACCCTGACATTATTGCCGGAAGCAACAACGGTGATGGATACGACTACAAACCTGATTGCCGTTACTTTGAGGTGAACGTGCACGGTCAGTTTGGCGGCATTGTTTACTATCAGGAGATTCAGCCGCTGACATTCGATTGCCACGCCATGTACCTGCCAGAGATTCGCGGCTTCAGCAAGGAAATCGGGCTGGCGTTCTGGCGATACATTCTGACTAACACCACCGTTCAGTGCGTCACATCGTTCGCCGCACGCAAATTCCGCCACGGGCAGATTTACTGCGCAATGATTGGCCTTAAGCGTGTCGGAACCATCAAGAAATACTTTAAAGGTGTGGATGACGTGACTTTTTACAGCGCCACACGCGAAGAACTAATCGACTTCCTGAATCACGGGAGATAGCCATGTTATATGCATTTAAGCTGGGCAGAAAACTGCGCGGCGAGGAACCTTGGTGCCATGAAAAAGGCGGGAAAGGTGGCAGTTCTGATAAAAGCGCAAAGTATGCCGCAGAAGCTCAGAAGTATGCAGCAGACCTGCAAAATCAGCAGTGGCAGACGATCATGAAAAACCTTGCTCCGTTCACGCCTCTTGCGGAGCAGTATGTTAACCAGTTGCAGAATCTTTCCAGTTTAGAAGGTCAGGGGCAGGCACTTAATCAGTATTACAACTCTCAGCAGTATAAAGACCTTGCAGGTCAGGCGCGTTACCAGAGTCTTGCTGCTGCGGAGGCGACTGGCGGACTTGGTTCGACAGCCACAAGCAATCAACTGGCTACGATTGCTCCGACTCTCGGTCAGTCGTGGTTATCAAACCAGATGAGCAATTACAACAATCTGGCAAACGTTGGGCTTGGTGCTCTGCAAGGTCAGGCAAACGCCGGGCAGACGTACGCCAACAACATGAGCAGCATTGCACAGCAAAGCGCAGCTCTTGCCGCTGCTAATGCCAACAAGCCATCAGGTCTTCAGACAGCAATTAGCGGTGGAGCTTCAGGGGCTATGACTGGCGCTGCTCTTGGCTCTATTGTTCCCGGACTTGGCACTGGATTAGGTGCGGCAATTGGCGGCGGACTTGGCCTGCTTGGATCGTTGTTTTAAGGGGTAATCATGGCTACTTGGCAAGGAACAAATGGCGGATTGTTGGCTGGTATCGGTGGTGTCAACTCAAACGCTCCGAGCGTAAATGACATCGGCAATACGCTTCAGCTTATCAGACAGAACAATGTTGGGCTGACTGCTTTGCAAGGCCTTTCAGGTATTGCGGGGGTGTTTCAGCAGAAAAAGCAGGCTCAGCGGCAGAAAGAATTTCAGCAGGCATACGCTAATGCTTATGCGTCTGGTGATCGCGGTGCTTTGCGTCAGTTGGCTACTCAATATCCAGACCAGATTGAATCCGTTCGTAAAGGCATGGGATTCATTGATGAAGACCAGCGCAATTCTATCGGCACCTTAGCGGCTGGCGCACGCCTTGCGTCATCGTCTCCAGAAGCAATGCAATCATGGCTGCAAAACAACGCCAAGGAACTGACTCGCGTCGGTGTTGACCCTAACAGCGTTGCTCAGATGTATCAGCAGAATCCTTCAGGATTTGGTGAGTTTGTTGATCACCTTGGAATGGCCGCGCTTGGTCCGATTGATTACTTCAATGTTCAGGATAAGATGGCTGGTCGTGAAATTGACCGAGGCAGGCTGGCAGAGACAATCCGCAGCAATCAGGCTGGTGAAGCACTTCAGGCGAGAGGGCAAAACCTTTCCTATCAGTCAGCAATGACTGGGCACAATATCGCAGCACAACGCTTGGCTCTGGATCAGCAAGAGTTCGGGCTTAAGATGCAGCAAGCGCAGGAAAAGGCTCAGCAGTTGATTAGTGAAGCACCTAAGCTGTCAGTAAACATGGAAAAAGGCATCGAGACGGCTGTAAACAATGCCACAGCATCATCAAACTCAGCCAATTCCATGAGTGCGCTTGCTCAACAGTTCAGAGCAGAAAAACCAACGACCGGCTTGTTCGGTAACGCACAGAACATGTTCGCAAAACTTACCGGAAGCGATACGACATTGCGTGATTTGCGCATTCGCCAAAATGCCCTTGTTAACAGTCAGGTTCTTAAATTCCTACCTCCCGGCCCAGCAACGGATAAAGACGTTGAGATCGTTCGACAGGGTGCGCCAACTGACATGGATAACCCTGAGACGGTCGCAAGATGGCTTGATGCAATGGCAAACCTTGAGCGACGAAACGCGCAGTTTAATGAGTTTAAAGCTGAGTGGATGAGCGCGAATGGCAACCCTGGACAATCGCGTAATGGCGGTCAGATATTGGGGTTGGATGTTAAAAAAGGTGAATCATTGGGGAGTGCCGTTAAGCGGTATATGTCAATGAATACTGACGCAGCGCCAGCACAAGATTCGACACCTTCAGGAGAACCACGGAATCAGGTTGGATCATATACCTCAAAATCAGGCATTCAATTTACGGTGGAATGATGAAAGTAACTGCAAACGGTAAGACATTTACCTTTCCTGATGGTACGAGCACCGAAGATATTGGCACCGCCATTGATGAGTATTTTGCTGGTCAGGCTGTTCAGCAACAAACAGTTAATCAGGCCAATAATGCACCAACACGGGAAGAACCATCATTGATGCAACAAGCTGGCGATTGGCTCACTGGTGGTCAAAGTGCAGGGCAAATTGCGGAACAGGCTGGTCGTGGTCTGGTAAACATACCATTTGACGTATTGCAGGGCGGCGCAAGTCTGATTAATGCAATCAGCCAGGGGCTTGGTGGCCACAAGGTTTTGGACGATGTCTATCGTCCAGTCGATCGACCAACAGACCCTTATGCGCAAGCTGGAGAAACAATTGGCGGGTATTTAGTTCCAGGAGTTGGAACGGCAGGAAGCATGGCTATTGGATCACTGGCAGAGGCCGCAAATCAGAAAGGCGATTTCGCACAAAATGCAGCTAAAAATGCCGGAGTTAACCTTGCCGCTCAGGGGGTTCTTTCCGCAGCAGCAAAGGGAATAGGGCGTGGAATAACGGCTATAAAAGGTGATATTGCGCCAGAAGTGGCGAAGAAAATTGCCACATCAGAATCGATGGGCGTGACACCAATGACATCTGATGTTATCCCGCCGAAAAATGCTTTCACTCGCGGCCTAACTCAGGATGCCGAGGGGGCTTTGCTCGGGACAGGCTCAAAGCGAGCGGAGCAATATGCAACGCGTAGTAAGCTGGTAAGTAATTATTTTGACCGTTTTGGTGAGTACAACCCTGATGATGTGGTGAAATCTCTTACCACCACGTTAAGGGGGCGGAAGGATGCCGCTGGCGCTGTTATCAATGACGTCACCAATAAAATGGGTAATGCCGCAGTTGATACCACAAATACCATGAATGCTCTGAATACAGCGATCGCAAGACAGGAACGGCTTGGGACGTCTGCCAATCAAAGCCTGCTTACATCCTTGCGTAACCTACGTGAAGAATTAGCAAACCCTGCAACTGATTTGGATGTTACGTTTGATCTCTTGCGTCAGCACAGAACAGCATTTAGATCTAATGTTCAGGGAGATGCTATGGTCTTCCCAAACCAGGCAAAAGCAGCTACCAATATGGTAGAGAATGCAATGTCAAAAGATCTTCGTAACGCAGTTGCAAAAAACCTCGGTGCATCAGACGCAGCAAAATACCTTAAAGCAAATTCCGATTATGCAAACATTTATAATAAGGTGCTTAATAAAAACATTGCTAACAAGCTCAACAAGGCAAGCAGTGAAGCCAGTCCTGAACTTATAAATACCGTTGTATTAAGCAGAAAACCATCTGACGTGAAACGAATCTGGAGCGCATTGGATAATAAAGGGAAAGATGCTATGCGTGCAGCTTATGTCAGCAAAATAGCGGAAAAGGCCGGTGACTCTCCAGCCAAGTTCATCACTGAAGTTAATAAGCTGAAATCTCAGTCAGGCGGTGAAATTTACAACACTATTTTTTCTGGAAAGCACATGAAAGAGCTTGATTCTCTTCATGAAGTTCTACAGCAAACAGCAAGGTCAGACACCGCAAATGTAGTAACTCAGACGGGGCAATCGCAAGCCAACAGGATAAGGACGATTGGCGCAACTGCGACTCTTGGCGTATCAATGGGGCTTGAGGCTGGTTTCGGTGCAATGATGCGCTTGTATGAGTCAAAAGCAGCAAGGAATGCTCTCTTACGTTTGGCAAACACCAAAGCAGGAACACCAGCCTATGAAAGAGCGCTAAATAATGCTGCAAATGCGATACGCCCTATACTTTCAAGCCAAATTACAGCAGAACAGCAATAAAAATAAGATATAACTATCTGATATTACTGCTACTGTTGCATGTTACCGTGTTTCCAAATCCTGAATTGCAGTTTGTATATGTGTCAACGCGTGTTGGGTAAGGTTGAGTTATAACAGGCTGGCGCGCTTTTTGCTCGATCGCTTGCATTGTGTTTACAGCCTGATAATTCAATAAAGCCTGCTGGAATGCTTGGCTTTGTGCTATTTGTTGTGCTTGTTCTTGGCTTTGTAATTGAACATAAAGATTCTGAAGTTCAAGTCTTGCCTGTGTGTCACTTATCTTGCCTTCATCGACACCTTGCCCGAGCATCTTCGCAGCAAGGACATACAGCTTAGGTGTTGGTGCTGATGCCATGCGAGAGTCGTTCTTCAAGCTGGCATCAAGGCAATTAGCCATATCGCTAAGCTTTGGATAGCGTTGCTCGCAACTTGCCTGATAGTCGCTTACTTTTGCGCACCCAGCCAGCAGAAGCGGGATAATTAACAGTGATTTTTTCATATAATTAACTCTCCTTAGTTTTGCGCAGGATACCATGAAAAAAGTTAACATTGGAAACGTACCAAAGATGCTCGTTCCGCTCTTTGAGAGCGGTACAATTGTGTTTTGTAGAGACTTTCCAGAATGGCAACGCCTGCATCAAAAACTTGGCGTTGACGTGCATGACTCGGACGCCAACGGAGCGTCTCATACAATGAGTAGCGAGAATGGTGTTTTGCATGTGATAGGCGTGTTCAATGGCAAACTATCTACTATTGCCCATGAGTGCGCTCACATGGCATTCGATATCTGCTCAAGGGTAGGTGTTGATGTTGAACCAGGAAGAGCCAACGAGACTTACTGCTACTTAATGAGCAGGCTTGTTGAGTTCTGCGAGCGACATATCAAAAAGCCGGAGTGACCCGGCTTGATTATTACTTTTTGCTGTCTGGAGTTCGCTTATCCAATACCCAGCCATGACCTGGCTTTGTTGTTGGTGGAAGCCTTTCGTTGTCCTTGACGGTTGCAAAATTGTCTTTCTTACCGCCGCGTGGGCCAACTTCTTGGTATATTCCGCCGTTTTTTCCTGTGTTTTCACCTGGTTTTTTCGCCATGATATACCTCAACATACACCCGTTATTGGGAGATTAAATATTGATCTCATTTTATAAGTAGTCAATATGGCCCAGGTAAATGCAAAAATTAACCCACCTTCAGGTGGGTTTTTTGTACAAATCCTTCAGCGTATCAAACACCATCTTCTTAACAAGCTCTGACTGCTCATCAGCGATGCGTTCCGCATCGTCTCGATAGCCTGAAATTTTGGATGGCTTTGATACAGCATCAGTCACTATCTGAACTAATTCTGAATTAAGAGAGCGGCCATTGGATTTGGCTCGCTGTTTTAGTTTTTCCTTTAATTCGTAAGGTAGCCGCAGATTAAATTGCGGGTCATCTCTTCCCATTCTTGATGCCTCGCTTTTGTGAGTGGATCGGCATCTTATTATCTGCTGATTGCATCCTCAATAAGACCACGGTGGTCGTATTTTTTTGATTAATAATGCATCACTGCGGCAATGCTGCGGCGATTCCTTGTATCTGGAGCAAATTAAATGACAGACATTACAGCCAATGTTGTAGTGAGCATGCCTTCGCAACTCTTCACTATGGCGCGTTCTTTTAAAGCCGTAGCTAATGGCAAAATTTATATCGGTAAAATTGACACTGACCCGGTAAATCCTGATAACCAGATTCAGGTCTATGTTGATAACGAAGATGGTTCTCACGTTCCTGTTGCACAGCCAATCGTCATCAATGCCGCTGGGTATCCAGTATATAACGGACAGATTGCCAAATTCGTAACTGTGCAAGGCCATTCTATGGCTGTTTATGATGCATGTGGTGCGCAGCAGTTTTATTTTCCTAATGTGCTGAAGTATGACCCTGATCAGTTTCAGAAGAGGTTGGCATCCTTTGATGATGGTGATGGGGATGAATTAGTGTCGGTGAAACAACCATTCCCCGGAGCAGCAAATCAAACTCAACACCAAAAGAACCAACAAATCATTGATGTTCTTGACTTCGGTGCTCATCCATCGAATGCTGACAATAAAGTAGCTCTGCAATTTGCGCTAGATGCAATATATAGCATTGGAGGAGGTACACTACAGTTTTCACTACCAGGCATATATACTTTGCTTTCTGAGTTGCAAATAAAATCAAATACTCACCTAAAGATGACTGATGGCGTAACCATTAAACGTAATTTTTCTAATGACGTTATGCTGAGAATAAACCCTAATACTGGCACTAACATTAAAATAACAGGCGGAATACTAGATGGAGGAGGACAAGACCACCCTACAGATCCTTTTGACATCATTGCGGCCTCCTCACCAAGAAATCTTTCTATTGTTGGAGTAACATTTCTTGATGTAGTCGATTTTCATGCTGTAGATATTGCTGACGGGCAAGGGGTGATTATAAGAGACTGTAAGTTTCTTGGCTTCAAACCACTTTCCAACCGAAATTATTCAGAAGCGATACAGTTAGATCCGGGGATTGAATCTCTTGGCGATTATTACCCAAACATCAATGTTCTTGTTGATAACTGTTATTTTGGTTCAAATCCACAAAATACCACCACTGGGTTTGGGGCGTGGGGGGCGGGGGTTGGGAACCATGCTAATTCATATGGGAATCAGGACAAAAATATAAGGGTCATAAACTGCAGGTTCGATGGAATGCTCTTTGCCGGGGTAAGGGTTTTCAACTGGTATGATTGGGTGGTTAGCGGATGCTCTTTCTATAACAGTACCGCGCGAGGAGTTCATGTAACCCCATTCCCATCATCATCAAAACCACAGGGGGCAAGGAGGGGGCGCATTGTTGGCAATTATTTTGAAGGCGTTAGATCCCCGATTCTTCTTGCTGCACCTACATATCCATATACAGATACATCAGATGCATTTCATGAAGATATCGTAATATCCAACAATTCCATGTTTATTACAGAGTCTCAATCATATGCAGTAGACGCAAGATGGGTTTCAGGACTAACTGTCACTGGAAACACAGCAAGAGGCGGAATCGGTTTTTTCAAAGGTGATTTTATTAACAAATCAATCATCTCTAATAATGAATACGATTCAGGAACATCAAGTTCTTTATGGATTTCTGAAACCAATGCAGAAGAATTTATAGGGTCTGGTTTTTCGCATGATGTTGTAATTTCTAGCAACATCTTTAGAAATATTTCCCTGCATGGGATTCATATTAATGGTAAATATTCAAATGTTACTATTCAATCAAACATTATAGCTGGGGTTTCTACCGCAGATAACAACCATAATGGTATACGAATTGACTCTGGTGCAGAAAATGTAATTGTTAGTTCAAATCAAATTCGTGATGGCATTGCAACTAATAAACCATCAGTTGGTATATTTGCTACATCAACCTGTAAGAGCGTGTCATTTATAGGGAATGTTTCATTTGGAACATCAGCCACACAGAATAATCAAGCTACAGATAAAAGCTCACTTGTGATATTTGGGCAAGAAGGCAACCCAACATCTAGCGGAGTTGGAGCACCAGTTGGTTCTATTTACACTCGTTCTGATGGAGGTGGAAATACAGTACTTTATATAAAGGAAAGCAACACAAATGCTACAGGTTGGGTTAATAAGTAAAACCAGCATTTAAATACAATATATATCATAAAATTTACATAATAGTTATAACTATGATTCTTGCTTAAGAATTTATAAAAACTGAGACACACAAAGCTTTGCACTGGATTGCAAGGCTTTGTGCTATTCGATAGTTAAGGTGTATCACTCCACCTTTTCATCAATCCAGTCCGCCCACCACTGCATCATTTCTCTGCGCTTATCGAGATACTGAGCATGGTTGTAAATCCCTCGCACAGATCCGCCGTTGGCATGTGCCAGTTGCACTTCAATAGCGTCAGCAGGCCATTCGTGCTCGTTCATAATCGTGCTGAATTCATGCCTGAATCCGTGACCGCTTTCCAGACCTTCATAGCCGATTTGTTTGATCACAAGCAGTACCGCGTTCTCGCAGATTGACTTCTTCTTATCGTTGCGCCCGGCAAAAACAAACTCTGATACTGGTTTGGTGATTGAGCTTAGCGTAGTGAGAAGTTCAACCACCTGGTCTGACATCGGGACCACATGAATTTTGCGTCCCTTCATCACATTGGCGTCGATGGTGATAATTCTGTTTTCAAAATCGACGTTCTTCCATAGCATGGAACGAAGCTCTTTCGTTCTTAGGGCAGTGTAGCGTAAAACCTTGGTGGCAATGAGCGATACGATACTTCCTGAAAATGTTGCCAGTGCTTTATTGAATGCCGGGATCTGGTCTGCAGGAAGAAACGGGAAGTTCTTCTTGCGGTACCCATTCATGGCGTCAGCAAGGTCAGGTGCCGGGTTATATTTAGCCCTGCCGGTGACAATAGCGTAACGGAAAACCTCGCCGCATCTTCTGCGGGCTTTGTTGGCTCGCTCCATTGCACCGCGATCTTCAAATCTGCGGATTACTTCCAGCAGTTGCATCGGCTCAATATCCTGAATCTCAAGACCGCCGATGATGGGTAAAATGTCGTCATCAAACATTTTGGCAAGTTCAGTTGCATAGCCTACTGACCAGACTTGCTTCTTGTGCTCGTACCATTCCTTGTAAATGGCACTAAAGGAATTGTTGTTAGACGAAGCCTTTTTCGCTTTTACCGGATCGATGCCAACCGAGATGTCTTTCCTCGCGGTCCATGCTTTATCTCTTGCCTCCTGCAAAGTCATTAGCGGATATTTTCCTACGGTCAGGATTTTCTCCTTACCGTCAATCTTGTAGCGAAGCTGCCATACCTTTTTCCCTGACACAGGGACATAAAGGTACAGGCCATTACCATCGAGTAGGCGGTATGGTTTTTCTTTCGGCTTTGCTGCTTCAATCTGCTTAACGGTGAGCAT